TCGACGCATAGAACGCTGCGGAGGGCAGCGCGCCACCCAGCGCGCTGCCGATGGCGCCAGCGAGCGTCGTGTCTGTGCTCGTTGGCGCCAGAGCGGAGCCAGCGTTAGTTAAATTCGAACCGTTTGCTGCCATATTGATATTACCTACTGTACTGCCGCTGTTCTGCGTGCCGCTGTTCTGCGTCGCGCTGCTGGTGCCTAGGAACGGGGAGGCGACCGCGCTGCCCACCTCTGACGCTACCTTCCCCAACGTGTTGCTGCCAGTCGCACTGCTGACGGCACCGCTGATAAATCCGCCAGCGCCGCCGAGGATCGCAGCGTTGCCGACGTTGCCGCCGTTAAGCGCCGCGCCGAGGGCGTTAGTGCCGGCGCCGATTGCACCTTTCACTACACCCGTCGACAGCCACGAGTTTAACCCTGTCGCATTGCCAAGTGAGGTCGCGGCCGGGGCCGCCGCCGCACCGAGCGCACCGCCGACAGCGCCTGTCAGCGCGCCCTTGCCTATATTAGTTCCGGTAAGTGCGCCACCAGCGGCACCGCTAATAGCTCCCGTAGTAGCCCCCGCGCCTATAGCGCCGGCCGTGCCTGCGGTAGCTCCAAGAGACCCCGTCGCGGCTACGGACGCGGCGCCGGCAGAGCCGCCGACCCCTAGCGCCGACGCAGCTTCAGGTCCGAACGCGGCGCCCAAGCCTGCGGCGGTGACCATCGGCAAGAACTTCGACAGGAAGCTGTCGAGGCCGCCCGGCTGCGACCAGTTAGAAGTTTGAATCTGATCTAAAAACTGCTCTTGCTGCGGTGAATAGTTATATACTTTCTGCCCGTTGTTTAACGGGTTACCAGCCTCCCTACCATGCTGACTCAACTGCATCGAAGCCATCTGCGCCTGCGTAGGGCCGGGCAGAGAATTGAAATACGACGACAACTGTGCCGATGTCCAGCCCTTAAACGTGCCGCTAGTGATCGGGCTATCAGTAGAAGATGCGGGTGTCGTCGCCATCCTATTTCGCGACGGACCCGTTCATTCTGGCAACGAGATCCAAAATTTGCGCTTGTAGCGCGGCTATCAATGCGTCGGCGTCGCGGCCGACGGTGAGGGCTGCCCCTGTAGGATCGAACGAAGGTCCGTCTGTACGTGCGGGGGTTGCATCAGGACTGCGCTGATTATCGGCGGCTTGGGACACGCCACTACTACGGGTCGTGTGGCACACGACGCCAAGATCATCAACGGCAGGAATCCTAACAGCTTTCTCATAAACCTCTCCTATAGTATTCGCAGCGGCTTGTCCGGCCGCCTCTATCGCCTTGTCCTTAGCTTCAGCCACCATCGCTGTACGCTGATCGGCGGCTTCTATCTTAGCCGCACCTTCGTGGCGTTCATGTACGGTGTACCAGCCGAACGCGGCCAGTAACAGGATAATGGCAGCGCCGTAGCACAGATCCTTAACCGGAATGAGTTTCAGTAGTGCCAGGATCATATCGCTTACTCCAACGCGTCCGCTGCTTCGATGTGAACTTCGCCTTTATGATAGATGTAGCCTACCGCGCCCAACAACGCGGCGATGATCACAAGGTACTTCCAGTCTTTGGCAAGAAGTGCGAGAACTACTGGCATGGTGCGTCCTTCTCTTTATCGTCCTTCATGCATATCCAATGGTATACGCCCGTAATCGTCAGGCACAGCCCCGCCCATGTCGCGAAGTTGGTGTCCGTCGGATGATCGAACAGGTACACTGTCGAGAACACCCATGCGGCCGTGACCAGAACAAACACCAGGATATCGCGCAGATCTTTGATCTTCACGACGGGTACTCACCCGTCAGAAAATAGTTCGCGACGCGGTTCGAACGTGTCGGGCCGACCTCTTTCGCCCACAAGCTAGCGAGCAGGTGGTCGTGCACCGTCTGCCAATCTTGCGCTTTCACGGCGGCGCGCGTTGGGCCGAACTGCTCCCATCGGACGCCCATGTTGAACGCAATCTCATAGAGCGCGTTCTTGCGACAGTCGGTGTCGCATGAAGGAAATTCTGCCCATCGCGATGCGAGCCGCATCGCGTTCATCACGTCGGTGCAGAACCATCGGTCGCTCGTCGATTGAATTACAGAGAACCCTTCCCACGTCCGGCCAGGCGCCGGCTGCGGCATCAGGTGCCCACGGCCGCAGGTCCAGTTCCCTTTCGTGTCAAGGTACGCGACGAGCTTATCATCCTCCGAAGCATCAAGGTCAACCGCCAGACGGCGATCAATCGACGGATCGAGGACAGTGTCATTGGTTATTGCCATGCTGCGGTTTCCTCACCTGGTACTGGATGTCGTGGACGGTGTCTTTGATATCATCTACTGACTGCTTCAGAGCGGAGTTCTGCTGCTGGATGACGGCGAGCTGGTCGTCGTGCTTCGCTACGTGCGCCTCCGTCTGCGTGTTCTTATTCTGCAGATCGACTATCTGCTGATTGACGACACCGCCGTGATACACGGTCGTGTACAGGCCGCCTGTTGTGGTTACAACGATAGCGACGGCGGCCATGACTGATTCCATCGTCCACTTCAGCATAATTGTCATCTCATCTCATCTCTTAAGTTAAAGCCAGCGTGTCGGCTGTTGGCCACACGTCTGGCGCTTCTTGCTGCACGCCACTCGCAATCGCGCCAGCTGTGGCGACGAGTACGGGGGCGGGTAGCGTGATCAGTACGGCAGCGGACTGCGGTCCTATGGTACCGTTACCTACGAGCGCTACGCTGTAGGTATGCGCAGCGCCGTCGGTCGGTACCGGCGACCCTGTATCGAGCTTCGTCAGGTCGACGCTGTAGTCGCCGGGCCCGACGTACGGCGCCTGATTGACGAGCGCAGTGCACGCGTTGCTGTCGACGAACAGTAGCCAGTACTCTGGCGCCTGCGCGGGGTTAGTTGAAAGTTTCCAGCTTAGGGTACTCATTAGGCACTATCCTAAAATGTAGACGAACGTTGTGCCGCCAGTATTATTGAACCCTTTGGCTCCGGAGTTAGTGAACGCGCCGCCGTTCACGAACCCTTTACCGAACGTGAGGGTGCCGGACCCGGACGACAGCCCTACCGTTGCGGCGGTGCCGGCGCCGTTATCTACCACATCTCCTATGATGATCGTCTGCGTTAGTGTAGGCTGTATCGCGGCGGGGACGCCGGTCGCGGTCCACGTAGTTGCGTTGCTCGTGCCCGAGCCGGTGCCGGTATTCAATATGACGATGTTGCCGATACGGTACCAGGTCGCGGTGCTCGTGACGCCCGTGGTGAATCCGGTGTGGGTCAGCGTGAACGTGCCACGGTCCGGGGTCATGTCCACGAGCACGCCAGCGGTCGGGCCGTCGCCTAAAATTTTGCCGTCTCCCCTCACCTCGAAGTAAGGAACTAGGGACGCGCTGCGGACAAGAAACGACACGTCCGACGCGTTGGTGCCCGCCGTTATAATTTCGCCGTACGATTGGCCCGTCGTATTAGAGCCGATGATCGACTCGCTGTAATTGTTGGCGGCCCCGTCAATCGTCAGAGTTATCGTACCGCCCGCGCCCGGCTGGAGTGTTATCGGACCGCCGCCGAGAGATATCGTCGCGTACGGGCTGGAGATGTTGCCGGTGATCGTGATGCCGTTCGCGCCTATCGCGTTGCGGACGTCCGCACCCTTCAGCGAGTTGGCGATGAACTTGCGGAACCAGGTCGAGTCCCAATCCTTCGGGATCGACAACGTGTTCGCGCCGTTGATGCCCGGCTTCGTAGCAAGGATAATCGTCATGCTACCACTTGCAGGGTTCAACCATCGCGGTCACGTCGACCGTGAAGGTTGGAGACGCGTCCGTCACCCTGAACTGCAGCACCAGGCTGTAGTACTGTCCAAGGTTCCACCAGACCGCACGGTTCGCGGTGTCGCCCGGCACACCGAGCGTCTGCGAGTCATCTCCCGACACGTCAAAGGTCTCGCCCCAGTTATCCGATAGCAGTAGACTGATCCGCGGTGCGACGCCTGGCGTCGGTCCGGCGCCGGCCGTCACCACCGCCTCAACACGGCGCACGATCTGCCGGTTGTTCGCGTTGTAGAGCGGCTGCGTCGTGAACGCGCACACGACCGGCGCGCTCGTGTTACCAAACTCTGTCTGTACGGTGTCGTCCAGGTACCCGACGGTACCGCTCTCTGAGTCGCCGACAAGCTGCTTCCCGAACGCGTTCAGGTAGCACAGGCCACGGTACTGCACCTCCTGGCCGTTGAGCACCGACACCAGATCGAACCACTGCTGTGTCACGCAATCATAAACGAGCGTGCGCTCGGCGAGCGGTATAGTCAGAATGTAGAACGGGTGCCCGTTCCAGGTCGGGCCGCCGGCCGGGGATGACAGCGCGTACGTGCCAGCCAGCAGCCCCTGCTTGTTCGCGTTCGAGAGTACAGCCTCAACGCCCGCCGTCGATATACGTGTCGGCGTCTGACCCTCGCGACGCCTCACAGTGAGGTCATTGCAGACCCACATCACCGAATTGTCCTGCAGCGCGATGCTGTAGGGGCACTGCGGGTGCACGCCGTAGGGCATATAGGTGTCGGAGGCCGCGCTGAAGGGTGTCCCAGTCGGGTTGCCGGTATTCACGAAACCTTCCGACGAGCGTGAGCCGAACATCAAAATTTCGCGGTGGTCGACACACATCCCATAGAACGGGTCCGTGCCGAACTGCCGATTGAACGATGCGGCGGTGGTGAAGGTGATCTGCGCGTTGCCAGATACCTGCCGACCGTCGTCGTTGAAGAATGTGTACGATCCGTTACCGCCGTTGTTGTTCGCCAGGAACACGATATAGCTGTCGACGAACCATACATCGATGGCGCCACCGAGCGCCAGAAAGAAGGCGCTGGTGAGCTGTTGCACGCCGCCGCCGCCAGAGAACGGTGTGTACGTGTAGCAGACGTCGGTGCCCGGCACCAACACAACAAGACACGCACCGTTGTCTGTCATCCGCACGAACCCTGACCCGATGATGCCGCTGGCCGAGCTCGGGACGATGGTGAACATGCCGGCGGTGCTCACCGTATAGAGATCGAACCCTACGACAGCGTACACCGTCCCGGCCATCTCCCACAGTCCGCGCAGCGGGTTGATCAGGCCGCTCGGCGTGAACGTCGAGAGGCCTGGCCAGCGACGCAGGCTCGCGGGCTGCTGAGACTTCTCGTCGTCAGGCTGCGTCTGCGGTGCAGGCTCCGGGTAGCAGCCAATCAAACGCTTCGAGCCGGCTCGCAGGTCGGCGAGCTGGTACGAAGCGAGCGGCAGCGGTATAGTTTGCGGTTGCGCCTGCCCCATGTCAGAACCAGTAAGACCCGCCCCAGAGGCCGCCGTTGGCCCGCGAGAGTTCTCCGAGATCACACTCCGTGTACCGTAGGTACCGCTTCGTCAGTCGGCGCATGGCCTGAAAGATCAGGGCGCCGAGATCGAACCCGTTCAACGGGTCCGGCGACGGCGGGATCGTCACGCCGTAGCGTACAGAGATCCAGCCCGCCAACGCGTACTTCACGTCGGCGATGTCTTCGTCTTTGAGAGGCGCTATGCTGTTCAGCTGCGCAATTGTCTGCGGGTACCAGCCTATGTTCCCCCAACCGTCGCGCATCTGCGTCAGAAGGTTGTCGTTGAGGATAGTCATCCCGTTGGCGGACTGCGTGGGCGTAGGTGCTCGCCCCTCGCGTACGACGCCAAGAATCTGGAAAGATTCGGTGATGATCTGCTGGTTTGTCTGAGCCACGTCGCCTCTCTAAAATATGTGGACCCTTTACTCTGAAAGAGGCCGAAAGTCACGTCTTCTTAAACGGGTGGACGTTCACCACTAGCACCTACCGGGTGAGGGCGGCGGCGCTATTTCTTCTTTTACTGCACGCGGAACCAAGTACGCGGGTTCACTGCCGCTCCCGACGCCGGCTGGAAGCCGTTCAACGAGTAGCGGTACCGCAACGTGGAGGTGGCGGCACCGGCACCGGCCGCGAGCGCCGTGACAGTGTTACCAGCCGCACCGAGCAGCGAGTCGCCGGTATTCGCGGCGACAGTGAGCGCGGTGACGTTCACCGCGGCCCCTGCAACCGAAATCTCAGCAATCGCACCATCCACCGGATTCAGCGGAAGGTTGACCGTCAGCGCCGCAATCGTGGCCGGGGGCGCCACGACCAGGATGCCGGTCTGCATGGTGATGGTCGAACCTGTAACCAGGGTCGCGCCACCATAGAAGTCAAACGGGATTCCAACCACGTCGCCGTGACCGTAACCCACTTGTACGTTAGCCATTTTCGTTTCCTTTTAGGTTATGGATTAGGCAGCCGACGCGACTTCAATGTTCCGCACAGCCAGCTCGGGGTAAGCGAGCACTGCACCGACAATCGAGTCGAGACGAGCCGGGAGCACGTCGTTAGACGGATCCCACTGTTGAGCGAAGCGGATGTTGTACCCTTCGAACGATTCCGCAGCCGTCATCTTGACGAGGGGGCTGAGGTCGAGCATCGGGGGGTTCGCAAACACAATCGCGTCACGGTACCAGCCGAGTGACTGCTTGATCAACGCGCCGTTCAAGGACGCGAGGGCAGCCGCACCGCTCTGACCGAAGACGCTGATAAGAGCGCCCGTGGCCGGAACGTTGTCCACGTTCTGGTATGCGCCACCGGTGATGATGCCGGGAGCAATCGGGATCGAGATCGCACCAGCGGTGTCGCTGATGGTCGCAGTCACAACGAACTGCTTGGGACGGCCCAGGGACGCCTTCGTCTCGGGATCGACCTCGTTCACACCCGCGATGCTGATCACGTCGCCAGCGTTCAAGGTCGTGAGACCCGCAGCCCAGCCGTTGGTGACAAGCGTGAAGGTGGAGACGAACGCGTTACCCGCGCCGGGGTTCGACTGACCGGCGCCGTTCACAGCGGGGGCCGAGGTCGTGCTGAAGGTTCCGATGACGTGCGTCGGGAGCTTCGTGTTACGGAAGCAGACGTAGCCAGCGGCCTTATCCGCGATCACGCCCTCTAACCATTGGTCAGAGATCGTGGACTCGGGGTTGAAGAGACCCTTGTTGTCACGAACGAAATACCGCGAGGTTTGCGGGGTCGCCGTGAAAGTACGCCGGTCGTCCTCAGGGGCCAACGCTTCCGTCAGGTACTGCTCGTTCTGGAGCAGCTGATCGTAGGTCGCGGTGGTGTTGAAGGCGCCAGTGAACTTCGGAACGTTGTTGACTTGTCCCGTGGTGAAGTTCTCGATGCCGGCCGCCAGACGCGCCATTGCAGGTTCGAGCACTTGCTCTTCGAAGTTATTCAGCAACATCGCTCGCTCCACCGAAGTGAAGTTGATGTCGACGCCGAGCTGCTGGTTGACCAGCAGGGTGGCGAAACGCTGAACCGAGTTCTGTGCGTTCATCTGAGGGCCAGTACGCAGAGTGTACTGGAACGGCAGACGGATCGAGAGCTGTTGACCCAAGATGACCCCGTTGATGGGGCCGGGCAGCAAGCTCTGATAGTCACGGTTCGTACGACCCGTGAAGTTGCTCTTGGCGTGCAACAAGACCAGTGCCTTGCGTGCGACCCATTGAGCGGTGATTAGTGAGTTAGCCATTATTCCTTTCCGATTTTATTTAGTTCAGTCCGCGCATCTTGCGATGCTGCTCTCGGGCTGACTGTTTGCTTCCTCTGTGCTGCCGCGCGAACTCATCCATCGACATGTTAGGGTCGACCTGGTCGCGAGGCTGTGCACGTCCGCCGCCCCGTGTCGGGGTGGGGGGAGGAGGCGCCTTGGTGATGGACTTCTGTTGCCCTTGTTGCGCGTTGGGCTTAGAGCCGTTCTGCCTGGATCCTGAAGTGGTCTCTGCCTCAATCTTCGCGATCATCTTGCCGATGGTTATGAGCTGCTGGGCTGGCGTCTGTCTGGCGGTTCGAACCGCCATCGCAGTATCCTTCCCAAACTCATACAACAATCGACCGACGTGCTCCGACTGAGCGACAGCGACACCAGCGTCGAACGCGAGCTGATTCTCTCTCGCGCCCAATACCGGGTTCTTGGTAACGACCGCATCGTAATCTTTATGAGTTTTCTTAAACTCACTGACTCTCTCTTCGACTGCAGCTCGGCGCTTTGCCGCCTCATCTGCACCCGTCATCTCGCGAATTAGTTCGCGGGCGGCGATCTTGGCCTGATCCTTCGACCACTTCTGCATCTTCGCACGATACTTGTCGTTGTCGAAGGCCACATCCTCGTCGGCTAGGTCCGGCATAGGTGCGTCTTCAACAACAGGAGGTGCAACTGCAGCGACGGTCTGTGCGGCGGTAGGTTTACCGCCGGCCTTGAGCCGTTCCAGCTCAGCTAAAGCATCCTTCAGCTGGCCCTGCATTTGCTTGCCAAATATCTTGTAGCCTTCCGACAGATCATTCAGCTCTACTATGCGTTCCTCAGCAGAACCTTTCTTCGGGGCCGGACGAGCTGTCGGCGCCTCTACGCCGTCATCTTCTCCGGTCAAGTCCGTGTTGGGGTCTGTGTCATCGCTGAGGTCGACGGTGTCGGTGGACGAGTCCGAGTTATCGTCCGAAGTCCCTTCACCAGAATCGGTCTGGTCGCCGAGTGTTCCGTCTTCGTCAACGATAGGGGCATCGTCGTCGACTAGCGGGTCGCCTTGGACTACCTGTTTTAGGGAGGCGTCCGTGGTGGCATCAACTTGTCCCGAGGCGACAGCAGCTAACGCTGCCGGGTCTGCGGCTCGGGCGGGTGTAGCACCGCGGAACGGGTTGACCTTGTCGTCAACCTGCTTCTGCGTCTGCTTTTCATAATTCTCTAAATCGTCACGGGTAAAGGCCATACAGATCTCCTAATACACTGCGATGCGCTGCAGCGGGGCGGTTCTCACACAGATCGACTAAGCAGCCTTTTTGGGCTTCTTCGGTTTGGCAGCGGCCATCGCCTTCGCGGCGGCGACCTTCTGCTCGTTCAACTCCTGGGTATGTTTCATCGTCAGCGAGTGCTTTGCGTGCATGCGCTGCATCTCGGCCTCGTGCTGTTGGGCGGCGCGGGTCATCTCCAGCTCGTGCGCCTGCTGTGCGCGCTGCGCTTCAGCCTGCGCCTGCGCCTGCGCTATCGTTTGATCGTGCTGATGCTGCGCCACCTGCTGCTGCTGGTCTTGCTGCTGCTGTTGGGCGGCGTGCGTCATGTCTTGCAGGTTGCCAACGTGCTTGGCGGCGAGATCCATCTGTGCGGACTGCAGGTCGTTCTGCTGCTGTTTGCCGTCGGCGCCGATCTCGTGCGCCAGCTTGATGTTCGCCAGGTGCTTGCCGGCGGTCTCGTACTGGATCTTTTGCTGCTCCATCGGGCTCGACTGGGCGCGGGACTGCGCGATCTGCGCGTCCGCCGTCATCTTCGTGGTCTTGCCCTGCAGCAGCTGCATCTCAAGCTGCTGCTGCTGCTCCTGCATCTGCTGCTGTTGGTTCTTCTGCGCGCCGACGCCGGCTTCTTTTTCCGCAGCGGTCGGCTGGATGATACCCTGCTGTATCAGCGGGATCCGTAGACGTTTCGACATCTCTTGCGCGTCCGGCGAGTCGACGTTCTTCGCGATCAGGTCCGCGATCATTGGAGCGTTCTGCGGCATCGCCTCGGCGAACGATATCAGCGTGTCGAGCGCTTCCTGTCTGGCAGACTGGAAGGACGGCCCGATGGTAACCTCAACGTCGTACGACCCCTTCGAGAGGTCGTTGATGATGTCGTTAGAGTTCGGGTCTTCCTTGTTGACGGTGATCATCTTCTCGATCCCGTCGTGACCGATGATGCGCGTGACGCGCTCCGAGTCCATAACGGTCGGGATCATGTCGACCATCATCTCCCAGGTGAGCTGCATCGCTGACCCGTACCCGTCGATAAACTCGAAGCTGCCCAGGTCGGACCGCTTCGTGTGCTGCACGAGCGCCTTACCTGAGACGCGGTTCATATCTTCCGAGTTACCGAGCGCAGGGTCGAAGTACCCTATCGTGGCCTGAATATCTTGGATCGACATCTGCGCGAGCGCCATCGCACCCTGCGGCAGGTCGAGCGGCGGAGTGCGGAACGGCATCCCGCCCTCAGCGTTCTTGTCGACGTTGTAGGGTAGGTACGGGCGCGAGGCGACGTTCGCCTGGTTCCACTCGATCTCGTAGCCCTTGATCATCGCCTCAGTGACGAGGTACGGCGCCTTCGGCAGGAGCGCGCTGCGCTCTATCATGTCCGAGGCACGGGAGTTGTAGCTGCGCTGCGCGTCCTTGGAGTGACGGATCAGCGACTGGAATTTCTTGCGGCCCTCGATGTTGATGTAGCGGCCGGGGCAACGCACGACCGGGATACGCTTCCAGTCATAGTAGTAGGGGCCGTCGAGTACGTTCGAGCCGTCGACCTTCACCCACATGACCTGCCACTTGATGGTCTTGCGGATCATCTTGGTGCCGGTCTTCTTGTTCGTAGCGATCCGGGTGACGCCGCTCTTCTCGAACGTGAGCCCGTGATCATCGAGGTGCTTCTCTGTCGCCCTTAGGTCGGCATCGTACTCTCGCACGCTGCCGTCGGTCATCTTGGCGATCATCTTCTCGCGCGGGATGCGCTCGAAGTATTCAGCGATCCGAACTTCTTTGTCGGTGAACCAGCCGTAGCTGTCGCGCGACATGTTGAAGCTGGATCGGTTGCCGACAGGGTTCTCACCACTTGTGTACAATTGGTCATAAACATCGTCAGAGATGCGTTCCGCGACGATGCAGCGGTTGGCGTCGGCGGCGCACGCGTCGGCGCACTGCGGATCCCATACCACTGTCTGCGGGTTCGCGATGTTCAGGACGCGCAGCACCTGATCGAAGGCGCCGTCACCGTCGTCCTGCATGTAGGTCGGCATGATGCGCCACGCACCGAAACCGCCAGCGACGGAGAACTTGAACTGCTCTTTGTAGATCTGGTCAGCGCGGCTGCACTTCTCGATGTCTCGGCACAGTCCGCCGAAGATATCAGCAACAGCCTCAGAGGCTCCGTCAGATGCGGGCCGGCACTTTCCTGCGGGGCGGGTCTGGCGCATGTCTGCGACCACCATGTTCACGGGCTGCAGGCACCGGTTGAACGTGTAGCACGGTTTGCCGCGCCTGTTCTGGAGTACGACCGGATCCCACTGACCCATCGCCTCCGCGTTGTAGATGAAGTTCAAATCTTCGGAGTGCATGCGGCGGTTCTCTTCCCAGGCGCCTACACCGTCATCATAAAACGTATGGATGCGCGACATGAGCGCGCCCTCATCCTCAATCTCGAACCCAGGCGAATGCGGGAGGGTGCCGGACTGTCCCGGCACTTTCCCAATCAGATCCCAGTTGTCGCCTGCGTTGCTGCCCATTTACGTTGGCATCTCGTCCACGATAGCGCGCTGTCCGTCACCGACGAACACGCCCGCGAATGTGTTAGGCAGTATGTACTGGGCCGCCCCATCGTTCTTCCACTCGTGCACGGGTTTTTGATCCTTTGTTTTTCGGCCGCTGTCGGTCAGCTTTTGATACTGGACACGGACCTGGTTGCGGATCGAATTGTTCTTGAAGTCGAACGAAGAGACTTTCCCCTTGCGCTCGACGACCAGATTATTCGCTCCGTGCGTGACGTGTATGGTGTACGTGCCGAGCTGCAGCTTGCGGCCGTTCGAGTCGACGCGCCGAGCGTCCTCGTCCTGCTGACACTCTTCGACGACCTTGCCGTCGGATGCCGGCCGCTTCACGAACCGCCAATCAACGGTCTGCGTCAGCGAATCCTTGTGGGCCGCTTGCTGTCGCAGGCGGACCCCCTCTTCGTGTACTAACTTCAATGTAACGCTCATTTGGTCTCACCCCTTATGCACGCTCGTGCGATTAAAAAATCTACCATCTCAGTCTGCCGCCCTTTCAGTACGTCCATCATCTGCTTGATGTAGTTTGAGTCTTTCGAATAGTGGAAGAACCACAACTTTCGACTCTTCACATCGACCAACACGAACGCGCCGCGCTTACGGAAACCTGCCTCAATCTCACCGATGGGTTTCACCCACTCCACACGCCACCGTTCGTCGCCATCGCCGGATCCCAGGAGAACCAGGGAAGTCCACCCTCGCTCGCTGGCGGGGCCTTCGCCACATCGAACCCGCTCATCACGTTGTAGCGTGTGGCGTCCATAATGTGATCGTTCTTCTTGATGACGTTACCTTTCTCGTCGCGACGGTACAGTCGGACTTCTTTGAACCAGTTCGTCAGCGTGTCGAACACGCGCAGCTGCTGCGTCGAGAGCATGTCCCAGGTCTGGACCAGACCAGACACGACAGTGTTATCAGCCTTGCTGACCTTCAGCCCGAGCCGGCAGTATGCGTCGATCAGTAGCTCGCCGTCGGGCCCGCGCGCTTTCTGCGCGGCCGGGTCGATGACGCCTGGTATCCACGGGCCTCGGCGCATGATCGCCGCGGCGTGGACGGCTGGGTCAGCCTGCCCGCGATAGTACTCGTCGTACGCTACCGCCGGGTACCGTTGCTGGCCGCTGGCGTCTCTGAAACCGTTGTCGATATCCCACGCGAACCAGATAACCGCGGTGCAGTTCCAGCCCGGGTCCATCCCGTACGAGCGCGGCCAGTGCGCCGGGAGGTCGAAGGGCGGGATCTTCATCACGTCTTCGGGGATCGGGTAGATCGCTCCGGTGCCGTGACCTGGGATGCCGGACTTTCTCGCCTGCAACTGCCACGACGGCACGCCTGCAAGGATCTGCTTCTTTTCTTTCTCACCTAGGTGAGGAACATCATCCATGTCTAAAAAGATGGCGGCCCGACTCAATTTGCTGGCTCCTCATCGACGACGATCTCCTCTTCCTCACCCATATCCCACGCCGCCGACGGCGCAGAGTCTGGCTCCGGCGACAGCTCTGGCATGAAGGTGATCATTAAATCACTCACGCCGAGCATCGGGGTTTCTGTCAACGCTAGCGTGCCGTTCGCTTCGCCCGGCACCGTGCTCAGCAGTCGCAGCAGGCATTCCGTGTAAATCTCTAGCTTCGGCTCTTCGTCCAGATGAATACGATGCTGGCGCGTGCCTTGGAAGGCTTCGCGGCCCTGGTCGTATGACTTGAACTGCAGTGTCGAGATGCCGCCGGACACATGCCGCACGAAAACCGACTCAAACGCGTCAGCGAGACCGTGCTTCACCGTCCGCCGCACTAAAAGATCGCCCGGGATCATCCCGGTGCCGTACGCTTGCTCCTGCCCCGGCTTCCCGCAGAACTTTTCTTGCAAAATATCGCGAGTATTCTTCGCGGTGTCCGTCGCCGCCCACATTTCAATGGGGTGCTCGAACTTTCTGCCCGGCCACCACTCAGGATATAGTCCGGTGAGGTGTAGTACGTCCGCAAAGCAACCGCAGTGCGTTTTTCCAGTTCTGTTTCCACCGAAAAGCGCGATCTCGTCGTCGGTTCTCTCCAACGCGAAGAACCGCATCTGCTTCGGGTAGTGTTTTCGCCCTAGCGGGCAGTTCTTCAGCGCCGGGTGGTCAGTCGGATCCTGAAACCAGGTCACTATTTGGGTCTGATCCTGAATCTGCGCTCTCTGGCTCAGGATCTGGATAAGTTTCGTCGACTCCGCGAGGCTCAACGACTTCAAATTCTGCTTCGATAGCAGCGCCTGCAGCTGCGGCGGGAGCGGCGAGTATACCCTGTCGATCAAATCTTGATAGGAGCGTGGTAAGTTGCGCATGAGCTTGGTCCAACGATAGGTTCTGCTTGACGTTGAGATCCACCTTCAGGTTCTCACCGAATTTTTCCGGGAAAAAGTTCGCCGCGATTCGACCGAGCATGCGAGCGTCCCCCTTTGTGGCCGCTGCGGATGCTGCATGATCGAACACGGACCGCGCCATCTGCGCGGCATCGTCAAAATCTCGTTGAAAGTCTCCATTCTCGGTCAGCTCCTTATGGAACTGCACGTTCGTGGCGCCCACTGAGCGTAGCGAGCCCTTCATGTCGGCCGTGTTGGCGTACGTGATCAGGAAGCTGCGCCGCTTGTCGTCCGTCCAGTCAAAAAATTCCGATACCTTCTGTGTCCGTGCGATGCCTAGAGTCTCTTCGAGGCGGTTCACCGCGTCGCGGAAGGTTTCGTTCCAGCTCAGGATCGCCAAAAATTCTGACTCGGTGCGCCCGCACGCGTCGGCGGCGGTACCGAAGTCTTTCAGCTCCGCGTACTTCGTGAGGAACAACTTCTCCGCGGAGCTTGGCTGTACCGGGCCGGTTGTGGCCGTAGTATTTTTCTGCGTGTAGTTACGTCGCCGAGCTTCCTCTAGCTCCGGGACGCCTTTCCCGTAGACCGGCAGCTGTCCGCGCTCTATACGGTAGCAATCTATGCAGACGCTACCGTTCGCGACGTACCGCGCGGCGCGGTGCCCGGTGACGCACACCTCGCCGGTCCAAAAATGTTTCCAGCCGCGCGCCTTCGCCTCATCTTTCGAGACGAACCGCGTCGGCTGGTGGTTGTACAGGTCCGGCTTCCCGTCGCGCAACGGCGCAACGGATTCGGGATTGATCTTCGGCCACTTACCCCACGGCGTCTTAGGGGCGCCGGGCGTGTTCGCCTTCGCCATGCTGCCGTACTGATCCGCGTCCGCTACGTTCTGTCCCATACTACGCGCGGTGCCAGTCTTCGCTTCCGCTCATAAAGTTTCCTTTACGGTCGTAGCCCGCGCTCTGCTGCCACATCAAGCACTCGTTCAAAGATTCGTCCGGGTCGACCGAGTAGATCGCTTTCTGCCAGACGAACGCGAGGTGCCCGATCCCGGGGAAACCGACGCGGTCGAAGTCGACGAGCGTGATGTTGCGGAAACTGAACTCGATGACATCGCCCGGCTTCACTTGCATGGATATGATCGCACCCGTCTCGGGGCCGTCCTCAAACCATAGTGTCTTGCCCGAGAGTTTGCTCTTCGCGAACTGCATCTTCTTGCCGCTGGCGTCGAGCACGGGCGGACCGTCGCTGATCTCTTGCTTGAAGGCGACCTTGCGCCGCTGGCGGCGGCCGTAACCAACGCCTACTATGACTCCCTTGTTAATTTCAATGCCGGGAGTCTCAAGCGTCGGGTGCACGTAGGGGAGCACCTTCACGAGTACGCGGTCGCGCAATACGTGGACACGGCGCCCTACTTCCTCTAACTCTGGAGTCAGTTGCATTGCGGTCTCCGTAAATACTGCGCCACTTTTTCACACAGTTCTGGGTTGTCCTTCAACAGCCCAATCGCCATATTGCAGTTGTTACAGAGCCATCCGCGGAATGCTCCGGTCAGATGATCGTGATCTAAAAACAAAACCCGGTTGCGGTATCCGTTCGGCTTGCCGCCGCACAGTTCGCATAGCTCAGGCATCGGTCGCGTAGGCTCGGCACCGTTTTTTCGCCAGTTGTTCCTGCGCTGCGTATCCAGGTACTTGTCCAGATTCTTTGCGCGGTTTTTGGCGTTTCTAGCGAGCACTGTGGCGCGATATTCTGGATCCGTAGCGTATCTAGTGCGCGCCCAATCGCGATCATACGCGCGTTTCTCTGCGGCATTTTTCATGTCACCACCGCATCGACATCGGTGTCACGCATCAAACGAATTTTATTTCCGACACCGTATTCCGTGTCCATGCCCGCGGTGGCCGCGAAGGTGACGATGTCACCGACGCTGCACTCCATCGGTGCACGCTCCCCGAGCGGGAGCATCCGTCCAGGCCCGGTCGCGACGACTTCGCCGCGCAGGATACGCTGCCAATCCGGCAACTTGATCACACCCTCAGCCTTATCCAGGAGGTGCACCGCGATCAGGTCATCGAGCAGTTTCTGACTGAAATCCAACGTCATGTTCCGTACCTCACATACGAAAAGAGAATTTTAAAAATCAATACGCGAAGCCGCTCACCGTCGCGAGCGCGCACAATTCAATGATCGCAATGATCGATGTCGACGTGAACGGTTGTCCCGTGACACTGTCGATGGCTGTGAACTGCATGCCGACCTGGCACAGCTGCGAGCCTGTGTACGGGAACGTCATCTGCCACGCGGAGGCTAGCACCTGCATGTACATCGTCGCCGCGAAGGCTGGGTACGTGAACGGTACCGACGCCGTGCCTATCGCGCCGGCTGGGTTCAGCGTCACGGGGGTGCTCGCCATCGTCACGGTGGCGCTAGAGATGTCGTCTATCTCTAGACGTATATCTGTCGGGATGACCGGCGTGTTCGTGTGGTCCACGAACTGCAGGTCAAAGAAGATGTCCGTGTTCGGGTACGCCTTGACGTTGGCGTACGGCAGGATCGGGGTACCCTGGAGGTACCTGTTACCTATCTGTGGCATAGCTCACGTACTGAAGGCTTTCGCGTAAGCGATGACAAAGATCGCTCCGCAGATGAAGCCAAAAAGAAAGTAGCTCATCGCCAGGAGCGATCCATACGGATGCCGCAGTAGCACATACCGAGCCGGATCTGTGTGACGATTATCATCGCATTTTCTTGAACGCGCGCTCGCCGCTCGTGCCCTTAAACTCACGGACGGCCTTGCCCGAGAGTACGTGCTTCGCGCGAGCTACCACAGCGCCGTGCTCTTTCGTGGAGATGTGTCCCGAGACCCAGCTGTCGGTCGAGCTGCGGATCGTGTGCTTCGCGCTCTCGCGCATGAGCTTCTTGTCTGTCGGTGCCGGTGGCGCCTTGTTGGACGCCAGCTCGCCGTGCTGTTGCTCAGGCTCCGTCACGGATTTCTCGCCCCGCGACTTCTTCGCGCGCTTTTTATCTTGACCCTTCGGGGTCTTGCTGATGCCGAGGATTGCTCCGAGCATCGGTGCGATATCAGCCACCACAACCTCCCTGTCCGCCGGTAACTGCGAACGATCCGGTAGCGAACGCTACGCTGCCAATGAACTGTACCCACGCGCCGATACCTTCAATGTAGAGGGTCTGGCCGGCGTTCACGCCGAGCGTGTTCACTACGGGGGTGGCTAGAGCCAGAGCCGCGGTTGGTGCTGAGGGTGCTGCTTTGCCGCCCTGCCCGTACGTAATATAGCCGGCCACCGGGGTCCCCGGTGCACCAATGGCCCCAAGGGCCTGGATCCGCCACGAGGTTACGCCCTGCTGGCGCCCGTCGATGGTGACCGCGACCGAGCTGTCTACCACGAACGTGGGGGTCTTCGGCTGAAAAGTTGTATCTATCGCCATTACTTGTAGCTCCCGCGTTTGCCGGAGCACCACTCGTTCAGGATCTGTCCCTGGTCGACGTGCTTCAGCTCTTTGGCCGCGCGCTGCTTATGCGGCGCCTGCTTGTCGGATGTGTTGGTGCCAGGGCGCGGACCTTTACGGTGCGCTTTCTTGGCGACCTTCGCGTTCTCTGTGTCGCCACCGCCGTGGCTCGCGCGCGGGCCGTCGACGTGCTTGATGCTGCGGCCCTCGCTGTTCTTCTTTTTGAATATGCCGCTCATTTTCCCTCAGCCCATTCGTTCATCGCGCTCTTACGGTCGGCGCGCTGCTCTTTCGAGCGGGCGCCCTTTTTAGCACGCTCATCGGCGTGCATAAACTCTTTCCCCACGGCAACCGACGGGCCGCCGCCCCCTGGCTTTTTCCAGCCGTGGGCGGCAGCCCGCATCAGTTTCGCCTGAGCTGGGGAAACGCTTGGCACGTTACGACTTTTTGACAGCGGCCGCGTCGGCCTTGGCTTGCGCCACGACGTTGGCGGCGGTCACGGCCTTATTGGCCTTGTACACTTGGTACGCGGCGTACCCTGCCACAAGGACCCCGATGACAACGACAACAGTTATGATGCCCATGTCTATCGCTCGGTCAATGCTTTGTCGCCCATCTTGTCGCCACGGCCTTTGACGGCGTCCTGGTACAAGCTGCGCGCGGAGCTGGTCAGGTCGCTCTGCAAGCTGCCCGAGTCGCTCTGGTCCATCTTGTCGGTTACGTTGGTCTCTTGCGCAACGTTGCCGCTGCGCGACTTGCCGTACGTGCCCTCTACGCCGGCCCGGCGGCCCTTGAGGTACGCTTCGCCGCTCTCGTTGGCTTTGTCGCCGTTCTTGGTGTTGATCTTGCTGCTCATGTAAAATATTCCTTTGATTGAATCGAAAAAATTAGACCGTGAAGGTGGAAAGGATGGATGCAAAGATGCCCTGTATCGAGACCGTTGTCGGTGAAAGGATCGTGACCGCGTACACGCGCATAGCGCCTGTCAGTACGGTGGTCGTGCCCAAGAGAGTGACACCAGTGCCTGCCGTCAGTGTGAGCGTACCGCCGTTGGTGTTCACGATGACCAGCGTCCAGGTGACGTTGAACAGGTTCGGGACGCCAGGGGGCGGGTTGACGCCGGCAGCGAAGCCGCCGAGTCCCTGCTTGTACGCCGTCGCCACCGCGATCTGGATCGCGGCGATGATGTTGATCGCGGAGTCGGTCGTCAGCGCAGTCGCGCCGCTGGAGACCACATAGCAATCGCCTGCCCCACCAATCGCGGCGGCGGCCAGGATCGTGCCGTTGCCCTGGGCGGTGGTGGTATACTGCGTTTGCGCCAACGCAGATACTGCGTTATAGAAATCGTCTCGGAAGACGCCTAATGCTGTCATGAAAATTTCCTCTATCTAACATCATCGCCGCCCCGTGGCGGATAAGCAGCAGTCGTAGTGTGGCTACGACCGCATGAATAAATTAGCCCGCGTTGTTGCCAACGCTGGACAATGGATCGTTTGTCTGACCTGGCAGCGCGTCACTGTTCAGTCGCCCGAGCCGGGTGGCTTGGGTTGGCTGGTTCGTGGTAGCGTTCGGTAGCGAATCTAAAAAGTTCGTCGCCGTCTCGCAGCTGGCGGGCGTGATCGCTACCGGCTTTAGGTACCCGGTCTGGTCCGTCGCGCCCCCGCCGACCGCGACCTGGTCGCCACCGTTCGCGCCCCACTTGTCGCCTAAGACCCCCGCCGGAGCGAACACGTTATAGTTCGCCGACAGGTTCTGTCCGACGGGGTTCTGCTGGCGCACGGCGCCGAGGTACGACGGGGTCGTTATCGGGGAGGTGATCCCTGGCCCCGTCGGGGTGGTCATCAGTTGCCCGTATAGTTCTGCGCGCTGCCCGGCGACGGGTACGTGAGCGTCGACGCGACGCGCGCCGTTACCGGCACCGACGTAGGCTGCGGAATGTTCGAGGCACCCCCGTTCGCAGGCACAGACTGTGATTGCCCGTAGGTGGAGTCAGCCATGATCACCTGCCCGCGCGACATCTGCGCGAGCAGAGAGTCGGTGCCGGGCGCCGTGAGGACGTTGGTCGGGACCGAGCTGGTGACGATGTTGCCGGCGGAGATCTGCGTAGAGGTCAGCTGCTGCGGAGCGTTCTGGTTGCCGGGCAGAGAGTAGACTACACCGGACGGCTCGCCGCTCGGGTTGCCTGTCATCAGGGTGCCAGCGCCGGGTACAGGCGCCGCGCCTGGGTACCCGTCGTTGACTTCCATCGGGTTGCTTAGTCCGTAAAAGTTTGTCATAGGTTACCCTTGATACTGCGCTGGCGTAGCTATCGCCGGCACCTTGACGTCCGCGTTCGCGGGCAGTATGTGCGCAACGCCCGAGCTGGGTGAGTTGGTCTGGTTGAAGCCGCCCGCGGCCGAGCCGTTCCCCGCTGGGCCGACGTTCAGCGAGCCGCCGAAGACGACGGTCTCGGCGGAGTTGGTGCCGGTTGCGTTCGCGTCGCTCATGCTCTCGTGCACGCTCCGACCGGGGCGCGAGTCGCGGGTGCCCGCGTTCGTGATGTCGACGTTCGCGGGGCATGCGGCCCGTGAGACGGACGCCAGGATCGTGTCACCGCTGCGGTTGTCAGAGTTGGGCGGGAAGAGCCCTACGCCCGGGTTCACCACCTGCAGGGTTGCGCCCGCGACGGTGTTGCCCGGGGTCGTGCCCTGGAAGGGCTGCGTGTTAGCGACAGTGCCGCCCGGAGTCCCATAGATCGTCATCCTGAATATACTCCCGTAACCAGCGTGATGTTCGCGGTCGTGGTCGAGCCCGGGGTCGGGGCGCTCACCACCGTCTCTGTGTTGGTCGGCGTCGGGCCGGTCGACTGCGTGTCGTTCGCGGTCCCGATGCCGTCGACGAAGACCTGGTTGTTGACGCCCATCGTCGTGATTGAGTTGGGGTTGCCGCCGTTCGGCGCCACCGCGACACCGAGAGATGTCTGCGCGCCGTTGCCGGACGAGAGACCCTCGTCCACTGACATGCTGTCGCCCTGCAGCGCGCTGACGCCAGCGCTCACGGCCTGGCCGGAGATCGTCGCAAGCTGCGCGTTACGTGGGATGATCCCGCGCGAGCACGCTTCAAGCAGCGACATCTGCACGCCGGTCGCCTGCATGCCGCCCGCGGTCGGTGCCGTGGTCGGCTGCTGGATAACGGGCGTTGCGCCGAGACCGTTCTGTGCGCCGAAGAACGGCGACATCGGTTGCCCTACGACTGGGCCCTGGTTGACATACTGGGTCATTTCAGTTCCCGCCGTACTGTGCCGGGGACGCGAGCTGCACGCCTGGCGCGTTCATTACCTGCTTCGCGTCGATGGTCTGCGTTCCACCCATCGCGGTGTTGTTGTCGAACGATCCCGGCGCGGTGCCGGTGCTCGCCATCGAGCTGTTCACGGTCCCGCCGCCCGCAGCGTTCCCGTTCAATCCGTTCGTACCGTTCTGCCCGAGACCCTGGCTGAACGCTTGGAGCAGGGTCGGGTTGCCGGCCTGCGCGTTCGGGTTGTTGCCGCCGAACTGGCTGCCGCTAGCAACGATCTGGTTCAGCGACACTTCGCCGCGCGAGACCGCCGCCATGATCGACTCGAAGCTCGAATTAAAGTACGTGACGCCGCCGTACGGCGCCGGGTTACCGGCCTGACCTACCGGGGCAGAGCCCGCGGCGGGGCCGGTGTCCAACCAGATCGGTGCGCCGGTCGGGCCGGCGGCGGGCTGCGCGCCGGGGGCCGCGCCTAAATTTCCAATCGACATGGTGAGGTTCCTTGACAGGCTGTAGCCTGTATTTCTACACAAAATGACAGGCTATAACCTGTCGGGTCGGGTCTCTCACCACCCGTTCAAAAATATGTCACCGCCAGTTTCCTGCCGTTGCCGAAGCTCTATCGCGGTCAGGATCATCACTGGCGGCCGCCGCGTGATCAGCGCGGTCTTTCCAAAATTACCCCGGGCGCGTGCGAGGCAGAGGCGCTACCGGGGTGTACTCATGGCTGGCGAGGTTGGATTCGAACCAACGACCAACGCGTTAACAGCACGCTGCTCTGCCGCTGAGCTACACGCCAAAAATTTTGTCAGCGACCTGCGCGGGGGTGCCCCAACTCTTCGGCATCGGATTGAATCCGCTGTGGTGCCACTGCAGCTCCGTCGTGTGACAGTCCCACTCGCACGTCTGGCGGGTGGAGAAAAAATTCGTCATCGCGCTCGGGTAGTGAGCGCAGCGCCAATATTTCTGGAACGCCGGCCCCGCCTCGCGCTCCGCGATGCAGAGCGGGCACCCGTCGAGCCCGACGTTGTAGACGCAGATATGGAACGGCTCGCGTGGCTTCATTCCCATTGCGATCTCCCGCCGACGCGTACCTTAAAGCCGAAGGCCTTGAGGTGAATTAGGTTCTCGTGCAGCATCGTGACGAGGCAGTAGGCGGTGCGCCAGCGCCCTCGCTCGTTCTGCACCTGCAGCTTCACGCGCCCGTTCACAGGAGCGCCAGCAGCCGCGCGAGTAGCCGGCGGCGTCTGGAGTATCTACGCCAGCGCTTGCGGTTCATCGGCGGGTCTTCCATCGTTCGAGGGTGCGCTGCACGGTCGCGGTCGCGTTCTGCACCTCGTCGATGTACCAGAGGATCTGGCCGTCGATCCGGACAGGGAGCGGCGCCATCTTGCGCGCGAGGAGTCGCCCCAGCTCGCCGTGGCTGCACTTGAAGAGCACCGTCAGGTTCTCTCGGGTATACATCGTAGCCGCCTGCTCTGTCATGGTTCTCACCGGGGTGAAGTTGAAGTCCCCTCCGCCCCTGTTAGTGCAAAAAACGAGAAGTCGGGATGAGGTGATGGTGGTGATACTTCCCGGCCGACCTAAACAGTTTGCGACCGGCCGCCCGTATCTGGCGAGCTACCGCTGGGGTGGTGATGATGGTGATACTTCCTGGCCGCTGGGGTACCCTAAACAGTTTCGACCCTCGCCGCGACGATGCGGGGGTTACCGTTACAGTGGGATCGCGTGGGGGTTTTGAGGTTCTATGCCAGCGTGCCGCCGCCCGACCTGGCCCACGCAGCGTTATGTCAATGGACATATCCAGCAGCCAGCGACCAGGCGCTCGGCTGGACCACGATAGGACCGTATCGTGGTCGATGCTGCTGTGCATCATGAATCCAGCTCATGTAAACGACGGTGAGCATGAATTGAATCACCTGATCTCTGACCGCAGTGCAGCACGGTCGCGAGCTAGGGCACTCCCGTGGTCCGAGTGGGTAGCCCCAGCGGCTAGGATGGGGGAGCAGCGGCTAGGATGGGGGAGCAGCGGCTAGGCCGTGGGGGGCTCGCGCACGGAGCGAGGCGTGCGGCAGGGTGCACGCGCTGCCAGCCATCACCACTCCGCGCACCCGCCGGGCCCTACGGGGGCGCCGATCATGTGATGTGATGATGGTGATTGTTTCCTCCAACGCGAGACAGATGGCAGATATATCAGATAGAGGTGTGTGACAGCTGAGAGGTCCATAAGGAAAACATCACCTCTATCGGCTCCATCACCACGCGACCGCTAGAGGCTGGCCACGGGCTGGTGGGTGTGTTATTGCTGGAACTGTACACCCAACTAACAGGGGCGAGAGATGAGCACACAGAGACATCCAGGGCGCCGGCTAGTAGCCAGCTGGCAGACTGAGGCGGCGGTCGCAAGCCCGCTCGATCAAGGCGCGTACGTGACCGAGCAGCATCGGCTGTGGTATCGGGCGCGGCGCGCCAAGGCGCGGCGTGCGGCCGCTGGACGCAGAGACCGCAACCAAGAACTGTGACGCGCATCACATCACGGGCCGCTGGCTCGGTATACTGTTGACGCCAGACCTGAACCGAGTTATTGCTGGAACTGAAGGCCCAAGGAGATGAAGGTATGAGCAAGGCGCAAGAGTTAGTCGATTACCTGAACGCTCGCATCGCGCGGACCGGCTACAACGAGCGTCAGTTCGGCCCGAACCGCGTGAACTTCGTACTGCGTCAGGGCCCGAAGTATGCCAAGGTCATCCTCCTCAGCGGCTACGGTGAGATGACGGGCAGCGTCTACGCGTTCGTCGACGCCGAGGGCAACATCTACAAGGCCGCAGGCTTCAAGGCGCCGGCCAAGGGTGTGCGCGCCACGGTCGATGCGGTGGTGGGTGAGCAGCACCCGTACTTCAAGCCGGGCGCGGCCTTTGATGTGGCCGCCTATAGCACGAGCTGGTTGTACGCGTCATGATCCGCGCATATCACTTTGTCTCATCCACCTTACGTGATGGGTCACCGATCCCCACGGACGGCGAATGGCTGATCTTCAAGGGCGAGCCGATTTGCTGTGTCCAAGGCTACCATGCGTCCAAGCATGTAGCGGATGCGGTTCGCTTCGCGCCAGGCGCTACGCTCTGCTTGGTCGATATCGATGGTGATATCGTCGAACAATCGGACAAACTCTGTGCGACTAAGCGCCGCATTGTCGCGCGATTCGATGCAACTGACTTGCTGCGAGCAGATGCTCGAGCCTCGGCGCTGTCGGTGATTCACCTATGGAAAGCGCCAGATGTCGTCAAGCGATATCTGGAAACAGGGGATGAGTCGATTAGGGTAAAGGCTAGGGCCGCCGCCTACGCCTACGACGGCGCCCGCGCCGTCGCCGTCGACGCCGCCACCTACGCCGCCGCCTACGCCTACGCCGACGCCGCCGCCGACGCCGCCTACGCCGCCTCCGCCGCCGACGCCGCCGCCGCCGCCGCCGCCTCCGACGCCGCCCACGCCGCCGCCGCCTCCGCCGCTGCCGCCGCCGCCGACGCCGCCGCCGCCGACGCCGTCGTCGCCCACGCCGCCGACGCTAGATCGAAACACGAACAATCAAGCCGTGATCGGCTGCAGGCAGCAGTAGACGCTAAGTTCAAGGAGCTATTGTCATGATCTACGCTGTCATTTGTAACGTTGTCTAGGCGAAGTGATCGGTTGGGAATATTTCAACGATCTGTGACGCAAGTCTCGTTACACTATTGCAGCCCCCTAAATTAAATCCGATAATAGCCTTGCACTCACCAACAACTGATCGGGAGATTGAGATGAAAGACAGCCTCTACGCAATCACAGACCGCTCAGGCGATATCGGCGGCCGTTGGCTGGCTAGCCAGGCGCGCAAAATGTACGCCGCTGGCGTCAAGCACGCCGCCCTAACTAAGGAACTAGTCCAAGTATGGCGCGCAGCACCGAACGGGGATTTGTTAGCCTACGACAGCGCGCGTACCCGCAAATTGTCCGATCATATTGTAGCTTACCGCAACGCGATGCAGCCGAGGATGCTGTAGAGTTCAGCCACAGACAGCCACACGGACACACCCAGATGCACACCCTCATCCTCGCCGCCCTCGCCATCCTCGCCCTCAGGGCGCTAATGCGCCGCAAGCCCGCCGACCCGATGGCAGGCCGGATCGTGTCACGCCCCGTATCGGTACAGACCGCGCAGGCGACAGCCGAGGCGTGGGAGGATGCACGCGCCGCCTGCGACGACGTGGTGCACAAGGGCAGTATGTTCGAGTCACCCGACCAACAGCGCAGACGCCTACGATCTTAAACCTGATACTGGAGACTGACATGAGCAACAAATTCTTCGAGGGCCTCAAGTTCGCGCTACCGGTCAGCCTGATCATGTGGGCGCTGTTCGTGTGGCTGATGCTCGCACTCTTCGAGCCCGCCCGCGCCGATGAGGCGCCGGAGGGTTACAGTAACGCCGCCCAGGCCGCCCAGGCCGCGATCCGTGACAGCGAGGACCGCTCAATCGTGTTCGAGTACGGTGGCGGGATCTACCTGCGCGCTGGCGCCTACTTCTACACGGCCCCGGTCAGCTCAGGGAGCGACCGGGAGATCCGGACCTTCACGCTACGGATACCGGGGAACGCGACGCTGGTCGCGCTCTACCACACGCACCCGAGGAGCCTGACGAACGATGAGTCGGGGCTGGTCTCAGAGATGGACCGCCAGACAGCGAACAGCATGCGTGTCAGGTCATTCATCGGGGTGGTCCGGTCCGGGACAATCATCACCTACACCCCGAGGGGTGTCAAATGAGCTACTGGATATTCTATTGGCTTGGCCGCTACGACCGGAACCGGTACGCGCGCCCGTTCATGCACTGGCCCCAAAAGTGGCGCGACGGCTACATCGACGGCCTCCTATGAGCGACGAGCTGGTCGACTGGAAAGAGATGTGCCGGCAGCTGACCATCGAGCTGGGTGAGCGCAACAAGCGAATCGCTACCTTCAAACAACAAATAAGCCAGGCGGTACGCGAGCGCGCACGGTCGGCGTTGCTTGAGGCGCAGCTGGTGAGCTGCAAGGCTGAGCTAGCCAAGGTGAGCCGCAGGCTCGGAGATAAGCGCAATGAACCGTCGTGATCTATTCAAGCTGCTAGGCGCAGCTGCAGCTGTCACGGCGGCCGGCATCATCGTGCCGGACGTTGCGCGCAGGTTCTTCCTACCGCCGCGCGCCGGCTGGACGCTAGGCGCTGAGCCAGGGCTCAACGTGGGGGACGTGCTCACGTTCGAGAGAGTACACGACCCGCTCGTGATACGTCGCTGCAAGCAGTTCGTGGTCACCTCCGTCGGCGAGAACGGCGCGTACATCGACCCGCACGAGCTGGTGCGCTACGATGCGACCTGGACAATCAAAGACACTGGCGAGCAGGAGCAGCACAGCGTCGAGTCGGAGATCTACACCGACGATCCCGCGACGCTGCAGCACCAGGACGACTTTGCGCGCTCTGTGCTGGAGAGCACGATGCGCAGGCGCGGCGGCACCCCGGGCTCGATACACTTCAAGCTAGAACTTCCACGAAACATCAAAGACGCGAGGTTTATATAACATGGGTCTCTACACAGTTCCTTGTTCGAGATGCAAGCAGCCATTCCAATGGTTCAGCGGCAACAACACCGACCAGCGCTGCAACACCTGCCGCACGACCGAGTTCGGTGCGAGCATGCAGCAAGCGTACGACAATCAGGCCGCGAAGGGGCTCTATGTCGAGCCGCTCAAGCAACCGCCGCGCAAGATGGTCCGCGGCGACCTGGTGAGCGAGTCGATCTTCCCTCAGTCTGCTATCCCACCAGCGATGTCGTGGGACTCCATCGAGGTGGAGTACGGCCGGCGCGAGCACAGCAAGGTATGGGTGAGCTGCCCGCCGCGGTACCGCATGTCCGGCGGCCCAGGCAACTTTCAGAATCTACCGAAGATGACGTTCAGTGAGTGGGCTACGAACATCCGCACCAAGAAGCTGATGGAGCGGTGTGTGAACGCGGAGGCCGCCGAGATCAAGATGCGCCTCACAGCCGCACGCGCTCTGACTGAGCTGGACGAGATGAAGGGTCCGCTCGACAACTACGTGGGCCAGGCCGCGCTCGCCAAGCACGAGAGCGAGCTGCAGAATCTGCGGGCCACCGCCAAGGTGAACGAAGAGTTCATCGCGATGCAGGCTAATCGCCTCATCAACGCCCGTAATCACCTCACGCGCGTGCGCTACCACTGCGATCTCCCGGAGCAGGGCGACAGCGGCAAGGGGCTCGACCCGTGAGCCAGATCAGGAGCTGGGACGACTACGTCGACGCGCTGAGTGAGCTGCCCGAGTGGGCGCAGTACGCGGCCCAGCAGCGGATCCGGAACGTGATCTTCACTGACTTGCAACTGCAGCGGTTCGGTGTACAATACCCACACAAGGATCCAGACTCGGATCCAGAAACTAGGAGCTGATCATGAAGTACGCAGAGAACGGTGGAGATGTGAGAGGGACCAGCGCGAACGTCGCCTACATGGGCGTAGTGTTCAGCGGCAGCATTGACGAAGCCATCGCGCAGGCGAAGGCGGCGCCGGAGCACGGTATCCCGCAGCTGAACGGCCGGGCCGAGCTGATGTCGTTCCTGCGGGTCGACAAAATCGTGACCCGCCCACGCCCTATTCCGTATGAGTCGGTCGACGTACTGGATGAAGTCGAATATGGCGCACCTGAAGCACCGTCGCGGCCATGGGATAAGTTCAGCCCGTACTCGCTGGAGTACGCGATGGCTCGCTGGCCCGAGAGCTTCAAGCGATGAGCACCAACAAGGTCAGGCTCGCGTGCGGGTGTGAGTACATCCACGTGCGCGAGCGCGAGGAGGTCTCGAAGATGTGCCAGGAGCACGAGATCAAGTTCGTCATGCGGCACGCCGCCGCGGTCTTGTCGTGCTCGCACGTCAACCGGGATCTGGTCGAGTGTTCTACGTCCAGCGGAGAAATGGGTAAATGAAAGCGTCCTACCGTGGCTACGACATTGACGTGCATCGCGAGCGGTCAATGGGCGGGGACGTGCTGGTCTACTACAGCATTTTCCGCCAGAGCGACGGCTACGAAGCCACGAGCGGATTCTCGACCGGGGACGATACCATCAAGGACTTCATGGGAATGATGAAAGAGCGTGTCGATGCCGAACTTGCCGAGGCCGACCCTTGGGAGGAGAAGCGCAGCGCGACCCATTTTGACTTTCAGTCTGATGCCGCAACGAAGCCCGCGGCGGGTACGGGCTCACATGACGATGGAGAAGCGAAGTGACGCCAGCACGCCTTGCGGAAATTAAGATGCGATACGAACCGAAAACCGATTGAGAACATGGATCGACCCTATGGACAACGCGGCAACATATCGCTCCCCGGATACCGAAAGGACGCGGAGGGCCGTGCGCTATGCCGCTGGTGCGATCAACCGGTGCCCAAGGGTCGCAAAAGTTGGTGCAGCAAGAAGTGCGTCGATGAGTGGCGCGAGCGCGGCGACTGGAACCACATTCGCGACAAGATCATCAAGCGGGACAAGGTTTGTCAGATGTGCGGCCATCAGCGCTACCACCGCGACCACGAGATCAAGGCCGATCCTCGCTATCCGTCGCGCATCCCCCAGACCGTCCTTACGCGCGGCTGGGACGTTGACCACATTGTGGCGGTCGAGGACGGCGGCACCGATGATCCGGCCAATCTGCGGCTTCTGTGTACGCGCTGCCACAAGGAGCGCACCGCCGAGCAGCGTCGCGCGAAAGCAGCGGCCCGACGCAATCAGTTGTCTCTGCTCACCTAATGACACCGGAGTGGAACATGGCAAGTTGTGAGCGTTGCTGGTCGCGGGCGTTCAACCCGTATGGCTACGAGACGCAAGCCGAGCGGTACGCCGAGAACATCAAGACGCACAATTGCTCGCCTGAGTTACAGGCTGGCGAGGATGCTGGGTGGTGCCCCGACTGCGGTCGCATGACGTTGCACCAATACGCAAAGGTCTGCATGACGCCCGGATGTTCCACCTCTGATGCCGCAACGAAGCCCGCGGCGGGCTAAAAACCCTTGTGCATTACCATCCACAGGAGAACAACCATGAAGGATTCATACGGTACGTACGATGGCAGTCGTCCTGAGCCTCCATATCAAACTACCGAGGATGATCGCTGCGATAGAATCGAATACCTTGAGGAGCGCTTAAGCGCCGTTTGCCGCAGACCCGCAGACGGTGCGCAATGGCAAGATCAAACGTATCCGGCAGGCGATGAAGCTCAAGCCGCACTGATTGCGGCAAGCACTGCTGGTGATGCCGAGGGAGGGTAGAGTCAAGCTGGGTGGGCGAAGTACAAGCCGCACCCGGAAGTGGGCCGGCAACTGGAGGAGATACCCCGAACGGTCTCCATTGAAGGTTGCCGGCCTGCGGATCTTGACAATATCCAGGATCCGGGTTATTGCTGGAACTGTAACGACAGTGTTTTCAAACACAGGAGATCACCTTGAAGAAACTCTTTCTCCCCGCGCTGCTCCTCGCCGCGCTACTCCTCGCCGGGCTATCCATCAGAGAGACCGCGCTCTATATGATCGGCAAGGTCCAGTTAGCGCAGACCAAGGCACGGGCGCACGGTGGGGACCTGAACTGGGCACAAGACAACCTCAAGCGAAACGATGCAGGCTGTCCGACCGCAGTCTTCGTCGCGCCGCACGGTGAGCTGGTACAGTGCCAGGGGGTGGACCCTACCCCAGCACCATCCTCGGACGATGTGGCGCACTCTACGCAGCCTGGCTACCCGACCATCGAGGAGGCGGCCATCGAGGGTCTTAAAGCAATCGCGCTGAAGCCGACCGCCAACTGGTACGAGTGGGGTGGTGAGATCATCAAAACCACGAACGGCTACGTAGCGCTGCCACCAAACACCAGCTTCGCCGCCCAGCACGTCCATATCGATGATCAGCCCGGCAACGTGGTCGGCAGCTATCACACGCACGTATGCAACGCACGGTTCGCGCACCATCTCTTCTCGCCCGCCGATTTGAGTGAGCCGATCTTCTTTCATCGTCCTATATTCATGGGGGACCTATGCACGGGGCTGGTTCACCAGTTCAAGCCCGGCGACAAGGTTGACGTCACCCACCTAGCCGAAGATGACAGCGCCCCATGGTCGACCCCGGGCTGGATCGTTGGCAAGTTCACGACACCGCACCAGGCAAACTAATGTCACTCGGCGCAACATTGGATGAATGGAGTCACTTCGACTTCGTATTGGGGCTCGGTGCGAATCTGCTGCCGTGCGTGCCGGCATCGCTGGACGTCGCTGTGCAGGCGGGGTCCGCGCTCCAGGGTAAGATAGGCAAGATCCCCTCCATGTTCAACGGGCGCGGTGAGGCGCACGGGCTGACGGGATGGCAGAAGCGTGAGATAGCGCCGAGCGAGATAGCGTACTGGTCGAGCGACCGGCGCCTGAACCTGTGCGTACGGACCGGGCCCGTTAGCGGCATCTACGCGTTCGACATCGACATCGAGGATCCGCGTATAGCGGCCAGCGTGGCGTATATTATTGCTGGCGCCTTCGACACGCTGGCAATACGTAAGCGCGAGAACAGCAGCAAAGTTCTGATGATGTTTCGGATGGAGGAACCATGCAAGAAACGCAAGATCAAACTCGACGACAATCCGCGCGGCCCAGCGATAGAACTTTTAGCCGACGGCCAGCAGTTCGTTGCGTGTGGTACGCACTCCTCTGGTGTGCGCTACCGATGGACGCCCGAGCTGCCTTCGACGATACCGACCATCACGCTGGCTCAGCTGGATCAGATTTGGTCGACACTGACTACCAACTATGCGAAGACTGGCACGACGCCCGTAATCCAGACTGCACTGGCGAAGGCGTCGGCGGACGTGACGACGGAAGTGTTGATGACGATCAGCGAAGACAACTGGCAACACCTACTCGCCTGCCTGCGTTTCATGCTCGACAAGGCGTCCGACAATGATACCTGGAGCGAGATAGGCTACGGACTGCTGTCGCTTCATAACAGCGACCGGCCCGCAGAGCAGCTATGGCGGGACTTCAGCCGCAAGGCTGTCGGCTATGAGCCCAACGCCGCAGCCCTGTGGTGGGACGCCCACATCAATCAGGTACCCCGTACCGACTACCGGCACATCTTCAACATGGCCCGGCAGCGCGGCATGCTGCGGGTCGCGGACGTCAACGCGTTCACGCCCGTCCCCGAGTCCGAGCCGCACAGCGACCTGGTCGACGTCGTACCGCCCGCGGTACATGACAGCGGCGCACGTCCGCTGATCCACCTGAGTGGCGCCGAGTTCTCGAACATCGTGAAGCAGCTGGAGCAGATACTCACCCCGCACGTATATACGCAGGGCTCGCACCTGGTACGCACGAGCGAGGCGCACGACGACGGCGCGATACAACGCAACGCTGACGCTGTGATGCTGATCCCCGCGACGCAGGGCTGGGTGCGGACCAGGTTCGGTGAGCTGTGTGACTTCGTCAGGTATGACGGCAGAGCAAAAGATTGGGTGCCAACCGCACCGAGCGTAGAGCACATCAGCGCGTTCATGGACCGCGGCGGCTGGACCAGGCTGAGGCCGCTCGACGCCATCGCCCGCTCGCCGTTCCTACGGCTAGATGGTAGCATCTGCGACACGCCGGGCTACGACCCTATGAGCCGCACGCTGTACGTGCCGAGCATCGAGTTTCCACCAATACCCGAGAGCCCAACCCGTGACGATGCGCTCGCCGCACTCGAACGGCTGCGCGAACCGTTCAACGAGTTCCCTTGGAAAGAGGAAGCATCGGAGAGCGCGTTCGTGTCTCACATCCTGGCCGAGGCCGCACGGCTCGCGATGGACCGGTGCCCGATGTACTTCTACGACGCACCGATGCAGGGGACCGGCAAGTCGACGCTACAAGAGATGGCCGCGCGGATCGTGCACGGCACCGAGCCCGCGATGCGGCCCTGGGTGGCCGACGAAGACGAGCTACGCAAGTCGATCTACGCGTGCCTCATGGCAGGCGACCGCTCGATATGGTTCGACAACGTGCCCGACGGTGTGAAGGTACGGTCCCCAACACTCTCCGCGTTCATCACGAGCGCTGTCTGGAAGGATCGCAAGCTAGGGGAGAGCGTGACCAGCGCGATACCGAACAAGACGGTGCTGGTCGCGTCAGGCAACAACATGACGCCGGTCTCGGACCTGGCGCGTCGTAGTATTGTGGTGCGGCTCGACGCCAACACCGAGAACCTACGCGACCGCGTCTTCAGGATCGCGGAGCCGAGATCGTACGTCATGGCCCGCCGGGCGCAGCTGCTGGTCGATGCGCTCACGATCATCAAGGCGTACATTGCCACCGACGGCAAAGAGAAGATGCCGGTCACGCTGCCCAGCTTCGAGCGATGGTCGAGGCTCACGCGCGATCCGTTGATCTGGCTCGGTATGGCGGACCCGGTCATCACGCAGATCAACGAGACTGACGACGAAACTAAGAACGTTGGGCCACTCTTCGAGAAGCTGGTAGCAAACTTTGGTGATCGACCATTCACCGCTGGCGACATGTCGCGCGTTGTAGGGAGCCTCTCGGACCCTAACAACGAGATGAGTGACGCGCTGATGCAGATGGGGTGCGCGGAGCCGAACAACCCGATCAAGGTCGGGTACTGGCTGCGCGCCGCGAAGGATAAGATCGGGAGCAACCTGAAGCTGATGCACGACGGACACAACAGGTTCGGCGTGAGGTGGAAACTGCAACGCACGAACGGGGACTTGACCAATGGCTGATCTAATTGCAAACAGCGGGGACGCGCTCTCCCGCCTGATACAGCTGCAGGCCGGGCGCCACGACCTGCGCCTCAACTGGGTAGGGGACGGATCGCGGGATCTGACCGCGCTCTGCAACGCCTACTCAGTCCAAGCGAAGCTGGCGAAGAATCTGTGGACCGGGATGCGCGAGCTGATGCAGATGCCCGAGCTGCGCGAGCTGCCCGAGCCGCTGCAGGCACAGATCGCGTCCATCATCCTGAAGGCGCAGGCGATCACGGACCTTGAGACAGAGACGCTCGCGAAGCGGATCGCGATGACGACCATCACGAAGGGGTCCCTCTGATGTCGCAGAACGCGTCAGAGGTTTTCACGATGCAGCTGGCGCGCGCCGCCGGGAAGCAGGCCAACAAATTTCTACACGGCCGGGGCCTACAGAAGGCGGACCGGGACGACGTGATATCGGCAGCGCTCTTGTGGTGCTGGGAGAATCGGGCGAACTACAGCCTGACGACAACGCTGGAGACATGGTTCATGAACACAGTACGCAACGCGTACCAGGATCTGCGACGCAACGAGCTGCCGACGTCGGACGAATCGATAGAGAACATGGGTGAGGGAGACCCAACGTACGACATCGTCGCCGCCGAATCGTCTGCCAACGCACTGATCAACGCGCTGACCCCCGTAGACAAAAAGATCGCACTGTTGATCATGAGAGGGTTCACGCGGGAAGAGATAATGGAGAGAGGGTTCTCTCATGACGCGGTCTATTTCGCTAGAGCGCGTATAAAGCAGCTGTCGCGGCTGGTGCCTGACGAGTCCCGCTCAAAGCGGCTGGTGCAGACAGCCGCCACAACGTCGTCGGACGACGCTAACGATAAGCTGTCGGAGATCGATATGGCGCTGGAGCAGCTAGACTTCGCACCTCCCGCCGGCAAAGACTGCCCTCCCTGCTGGCGCTGCATGTGGTTCGAGGGCTTCATGCCCGCGGACAAGCGCTCGACGCGGATGGACATCGAAGACCTAGAGGTGCGCGAGGCGGTGAAGAGCACCGAGTCGCGCAAGATCGAGATTGCACAACAAGTGAGGGATTACGGACATGGCTAAGTCAAAGCAAAAATCTTTTAATGTGATGGTGGACCTAAAGTTGAGTGTCGGCATCGACATCAAGGCCGAATCCCTGCACGACGCCATCACTCAGGCAGAGGCGTGGAGTGTTTCCGACATCGTCGACTTCAACGCCCAAGGTTGGGATCACCACGACAGCGAGAAGCCAGTAGTCGCTGGCGTGTTTACTTCATAGGAGAAATTCATGTCAGTCGATGCAAAGATAATGACGGTAGTCTCAGCGATCAAGCAGTCGCTGCAGACGTCCGGCGGCCCGGGGTCGAGCGTGAACAGTCACCCGAACCCGTTCTTCCTGAACGTCACGGGCGAGATCAACCTGAAGCACGCGGCGGAGCTGGTCATTCAGCGCATCGAGGAGTACGAGACTGCGCTCGCGTTGAAGATCGCGAAAGAGGTGCGGCGGATCGATACCTGAGCTGATCCGCATCATCGAGCGCCTCTTCCAGAACAAGGCCGACGCCATCGTCCTCGCGACGGTGCACAAGGCGAAGGGCCTGGAAGCGAACCGAGTCTTCTGGCTCAACTACGACTTCGTCAGCAAGTGGGCCCGGCAGCCCTGGCAGATGCAGCAAGAGAAAAATCTCCGGTACGTCGCCGCGACCCGCGCGAAGTCGGAGCTGATCCTGATCCCTTCACCACCCAAGAATGTGAGGTAACATGCGATACATCTACGTCAGCAAGGAGGGCGGGAAGCCGCTCGACATCGGAGTCAACCGAGCGAAGCGCCGCGCGCACCGGCTCGACAGGCAGGACCGGGCCAAGGTGGTGCAGCTGCTCGGGGCCGGGCTCCCGATGCAGGCGAAGCATCACCAGCAGTTGGTGCGCTCGCGGCACCGTTACTACCATGAGCAGCACGAGGAGTTCCTCCGTGGACAGCAAGCAGCTGCGTAAGAACACGGTGGAGACGCTCGGGCTACTCGCCGAGCGTTTCCCCAACCTACGGCTCGCGCAGATCATCGGCAACTCGATCACGGGCTCGGTGCCGGACCTGTACTACCTGGACGACGTAGAGTTTGCGCGCGGCCTGAACCAGCTCTTCGTCACCTACACTCAGTTCGAGGCCGCGGGGATCAAGCCATGACACGGAAGATGGTCGAAGCTGATCTGTACGCTGGACTGCTGGTGAAGTGCCAGCGCTGCGAGCGTGAGGGTGCATTCTGGTATCACCAGCGCACCGCGTATGTCGATGCGACACTCAACTGGGTTGCGCTCTGCGCACCGTGTCGCGAAGACAACGATGAATATTGGAACGACCAGTGGGCCGCGTACTACGCGGACTGTCTATGACCGCGCCCCGCTTCAATATCCTCACGCAGAAGGAGCTGGTCATAGACCTGTCGCGGCTGGCGATGGAGTGCATCGTATCGTACTGTCTAGACCGCGGGCACACCGGCAGCGAGCCCCTGGAGTGCGAACTTGACAACTTCGTGAACATGCTTCAGAATCTGCTGGAGAGATCGGAACCTGAAACTGGAAACTTGGATTTAGTAGGAGAGTAAAATGACGATTAAGCAGATTAAGCAGATTCTGGAAGAGATTAACGACATGAAGCGGTCGGTGGAGCCGACGCGCGAGTCGATCACTGCCTGGTACGACTGGCTGAGCGCGATCCGCGACGAGCAAGAGTTCGTGAAGGGTTGCGAGCTGTGGGTTCGTGTCCTGGACATCCAGCTCGGTCACCTGGTACTGATGCTGGTCGGTCTCTCGGTGACGCTGTGACCGTCCGCTTCACCTCGCAGGGCTGCAAGGTCGAGACGACCTGCACCATCCAGCCGAACGGCACCTACACCGAAGAGATCACGCTCTCCGTCGGCGCCGACAGCGCGCTGACGCTGGCGCTTGAGGAGGGTGACAGCCGGGCGCTACTGCCCGCGATCCTCCCCCGCGGCCGGACCCGCGTACGATCCACCCGGTTCGGGTTCGAGCTGGTCCCGGAGCGGCGCCCGTGAAGCAGATACCGGGATTCCCGGCGTATCACGTCAACGGGCGCGGAGAGATGTTCGGTCCGCGTGGTAAGATGTCTATCGGCTGTACCGGAAGCGGATACTCTCGCGTGACAATCTATGACGGTCGCGGCGCGCGTAAAACGCTGAGACTATCTCGTGTAGTGCTCCTGACCTTTCGCGGTCCGTGCCCGCCTGGATATGAGGCGGCGCACGAGAACGGAGACAAGACCGACGACCGGATTCTGAATCTAGCCTGGAAGACCAGGCAGGCGAACCACGGCGACAAGCAGCGGCACGGAACAACCGCCCACGGCGCGCGGCACGGACTGGCGAAGCTGGATGACGCCAAAGTCGTCGCCATTCGTGCATCCGCTGACAACATCAGCGCGCTGGCGAGGCGTTTCGAGGTATCCCGACCTGTCATCAAGTCGGTACGTGAGCGCCGTACCTGGAGGCATGTATGAGAGCTGTAGCGTACGTTCGCGTCTCCACCAACGAACAAGGGAAGTCTGGCCTAGGGTTGGAGGCTCAGAGGGCTGCCATAGAACAGTTCTGCGCCAGGGAAGGTATCGAGCTACAGGAGACCTTCTCAGAAGTTCAGAGCGGGAAACGCGTCTCGGACGGCCTGACGGAGCGGCCCCAGCTGATCGCCGCCCTGGCGGCGGCGCAGGTGCTCGGGGGGCCAGTAATTGTGTCCAAGCTGGACCGCCTATCCAGGGACGTGCACACTATAAGCGGTCTTATGGTGCATAAGGTCCATTTTATAGTGACTGAGCTGGGCAAAGATGTGGATAACTTCATGCTCCACCTCTTCGCCGCGCTGGCGGAGAAAGAGCGCGCCATGATATCGCAGCGCACCAAGGCGGCCCTGGCCGCCCTGAAGGCCCGGGGCGTGAAGCTGGGCCCCAAGCACCCGAACCCGCACGCCGGCAACGAGGCGAACCGCTTGAAGTGGGCCAGGATCCGTGCTAATTTAGTTCCCGCCTGAAAACTGAAACTAGGAGCTGACGATGAACAACAGACGAATTACCCACCAGAGCGTGAAACGGGATGGTAACCGCTACTGCGGGCCGCTCGTGCTCGCGGCGCTGCTCGGGTGCAGCACCTCTGAGGCTGCCGCCAAGGTCCGGCTCGCGACCAACAGCGACCGCGCCGTCAAGGGCATGAGCAACAACGAGATGCTGAAGACCCTGGTCAGGGTCGGCGGCTTCGACGTGAAGCAGATCGAGGTGCCGAAGCACTACCAGGCCCGGCGCCGGGTCGGTGAGACCGTCGAAGACGCTGTCGAGTACGTCTCCAATACCTGGTGGAGGGGCGACAAGCAGAGCGGTATGCAGGCGTGGCGCCCGCCGAGCGGGCTAGACATGGGCGGGAGCGCCATGACCCCGGTCAAGCTGGTCGGGTGCACGCTCGCCGCCTGGCTCCGCCAGCGGCCGGACCGCGCCGGCACCTACGTCATCAACGTGACCGGCCACTACGTGCTAATCGTCGGCCGCAAGTTCGTCGACACCGGCACCCGCGGCGAGTGGGTGAGCATCGCGAAGGCGCCGCACCGCCGGACCCGCGTCGAGAACGTGTGGCAGGTGACGCGATGAACGCCGTGGCACCGCTGAACCCGCCCGAGATGGTGGTGAGCCGCCACGGGCAGCAGTACAGCGACTGGGCCTACACCGACCCCGCCGGCATCATCACGGCGGCCTACCGGAACCTGCAGGGGATCGAGTTCGACACCTTCGTGGCGCGCGGGCTCTCCGGGATACTGGTGGCGCCGCTCCTCGCCCGCGCGATGTCGCGCAACTTCCTGATCGTGCGCAAGCCAAACGAGAACAGTCACTCGTGGTCGATCATCGAGGGAACCTTCGGCCGCAAGTGGATCTTCCTGGACGACTTCACGTCGAGCGGGGAGACCTTCCGCGCGTGCCGCGACGCCATCGACTCGTTCGTCACGGTACCGCACGAGCTGGTCGGCGCCTACGAGTACCACACGGCGCCGGCTGGCTGGTACGAGGTAGACGCCAACGCGCGCCCTGAGAGGAGCGCGTCGGTGTGGGGCAAGTTCAGCAGCTGGAACAATCTCGCGAGGTTGTCATGACTCTAACATTCGCCGAACGATATCAGCAGGCCCGTCTCTACGCCGCGCAGGTGCGCGTGCGTAAGGCGATGGGCGACAAGTACGATCACGCAAAATCTAAACAGGGGACTCGAAGATGCCGAAGTTAAATCACCCCTGGCGACTGGCGCCCACGCTCGATGGTGTAGCCATCAACCGTGGCGCGCGGTTCGCCGCCCACCTTGCCAACCTACCGCCGGAGGAGCGGCAAGCCATCGAGCGAGCGGAGCGCGCGTACGTCAACGAGACGAGGGCGCCCAACAGCCGGCACGCTGCCGCGACCCAAGACTTCGCTGAGAGTATGCAAGGTCTCAGGGACGAAGATTCGTCCAACAACCGATCCTTCAAACAACAATTCGAGGTGCCTTGACACCCGGCCGTATCCGGGTTATTGCTGGAACTGTAGACACTGTGTTTTACAACTGAGGAGACTGAAACCGATGAACCACGCAAAGATTGCGGCCGCGCTCCACGCGCTCGCCGACGCCTTCCTGGCGGATGTAGAAGCTGTCGAGCAGGCGGTGACCGGGAAGCCCGCCAAGGGAAAAGCCAAGGCAGTGGCCGAGCCCGCTGCATCTGCTCCGGTAGTGCAGGCACCTGCCGTTGTGGCGCCCGCTGAGCCCGCCCCCGTCGTCCCGTCCATCACCAAGGCACAAGTGAACGCGCTCGTGCTCAAGGTGGCGGCGAAGAGCCGGGACGCAGCCGAAGCGATCCTCAAGCGCTTCGGCGCGACGAACACCGTGACGCTGCCGCAAGAGCAGTGGCAGGCGGTGTACGACGCGTTCGAGGAAGAGATCGCGCGACAGGACGCTGCCGCTGTGCAGGTCCAGCAGGCGTCACTGGTCTAAACTGAGTTCCCGCAAGGGGCACCGCGCTCTCGGTCTTCCGCGTACAGCGGGACAAGAGACGTCAAAGCGCACCGGATCGTGGTAACCGGAGAGGGCTGAAGCTATGAGTTGCAAACACTGTAATGGGGCTAAGTGCGTTGGTGAGTGCATGACAGACCTGGCATGGATGCGAGACATCGCGGTCGAGTTCTGCATCAAACTCGAAGCGATTGCGCCGACCTACGGCGCACACGTCGCGTTGTCTGGTGGCGTGCTATATCGCGAAGGGAAGCGCAAAGACCTTAACCTCGTCATCTATCGGCACGGCGGTAGGGTGAAGGAGATCGACCGCGCAGGGTTGGTGGCGGCGCTTGTCGATCAACTCAAGATGGAGCCTGTCCGCATCACCGGTCGCGTGTACAAGATGCGGTACCAGGGTCGTCAGGTGGACCTGATGATTCACGACGCTGCAGAGGCTGCTGACTCAGATTACGATGACGAGCTGGCCGACGATCCGTTCGTGGCACTCGTATGATCATCCTGCAGCGGCCGCCGAACTTCGAACAGATCAAGGCCGCGTTCCCGAAGGCGGAAGACCCCGGCGTGCTGTTCGCGTATGACGGGCATATTTACAACCCGAGTGGCGCCGCCATTCCGCCGGCACTGATCGCGCACGAGGAGGTACACCTTCGCGAGCAGCGCCACGTCGGCGCCAACTACTGGTGGGAGAAGTATCTCACCGACTCCGAGTTTCGCTACAACGAGGAGCTGCTGGCGCACGCCGCCGAGTTCAAGACGCAAAGGTCCGGCAATGATCGGAACTTCGGCGCCGCGCTGCTGATGCGTACGGCGTTGCGCCTGGTGGCGCCGCTCTACAACTATCAGCCGCCGCGGACCGTGCAGCAGGCGCTGAAGGATCTACAACGGGAGATTGCAAGATGAATATCTGCCAGGGACTATTGATAACCTCCATCGTACTGTACAGCACCGGCCACTGGATCGGCGCGACCGTCGCGCTGGCGCTGAGCGTCGCGCTATGAAGAATTGGCTGTTCCGTCTACTGTTCCCCAAGCACGACGCCGCGAAGCCGTTAGAGGATCTGCGGCGCGAGTATGAGCGGAAGTGCTCGACCCTGCAGCGGTCCCCGCTCGATGAGAGCGTGTGGGTTCGCAAGTTCACGGCGCTCGACGCCGATTACGCGGAGCTGGTGAAAGAGTGCCAGGATCTTAGGGCAGAGAATCAACGGATGAAGACTACACTCTATGGGGTATACGACCTGGGGTGGTTCCAGTGAGCGGTACGCACTCAATCCTTGCGCCTTCCGGCTCCTCGCGCTGGCTGCGCTGCGTCGGCGCGCTCTATCTGTCGCGCGGTGTGCCGGACCCCGACAAAGAGCACAGCGCCAGCGGAACCTGCTCGCACTGGCTCCTGCAGTGGCAGCTGGAGAACCCAGCGCTCGATCTCGATAGCTGGCTCGGGAAGGAGCTGACGTTCGGTGAGAACCCGCCCTTCACGTTCAAGGTCGACGAGGAGCGGCTCGACCGCGTCCGCTCGTGCGTGAAGGTGATCAACCGCGAGCCGGGCGAGATGCTGGTCGAGCACCGGCTCGACACGACCCCGGTCCTGGGCGTGCCTGACCAGCAGGGGCACAGCGACATCATCAAGCTGTACCCTGAGGGCGGGGCCGTCATCCGCGATCAGCTCTACAAGGGCGTCCTGAGCGTGCACGACTACAAGGATGGGTACCTGCTCGTCAACGCGAAAGACAACACGCAGGGCCTGATCTATCTCTGCGCCGCGATGCTTGAGTTCATGCTGATCGGTGACTTCAACGCGTTCCGGTTCTGCATCCACCAGCCGAAGCTGAACCACTACGACGAGTGGACCTACACCCGCGCCGAGCTGGAAACCTTCATGGCGCTGATCCGCCCTGTCGCGAAGCTGGCGTACGACATCTACCACGAGAACGTACCGTTCGACCCGCAGCTGCACCTGGTGGCCGGCGAAGAGCAGTGCACCTACTGCGAGGTGCGCGGGCGCTGCGTCGCGCGAGCGAAGCGGATCATGAGCATGTTCGAGCCGCTGGTGAAGCGGCACGAGCTGGACGACAGCTCGCTCGGTGTCGTGTACGCGCAGCTGGATGAAATCTCGGCGGCCATCACCGACTTTCGAGCTGAGGCGCTGCGCCGCGCGAAGCTGGGCGTCGTCATCGACGGCCAGAAGATGATCTACGGGAACAAGGGCAAGCGTGTGTGGGTCGACAAGGCGAAGGCTGAGTCGATGATGCAGCTGCTGGCGGACCCGGACAAGATCTACGAGCCGCGCGAGATCGTCTCGCCGACCCAGGCTGAAAAGATTCTGAAGGGCGAGTACAGAGCGCTCGCAGACGAGGGGCTGGTTACACAGTCGGAGCCTCAGCTCCGGCTCGTGCCGCTGACCCATAAGGGAGAGGCGGTGACGCCGATCCAATTTATCCCGACGCAAGAGCCGGGACTGATCTAAAGTTAGTAACAGGAGAATCGAAGATGTCGACAGAAATGGTAAACCGTCAGATCAAGCTGGACAACGTGCGCCTTCTGCGCGTGTCGTTGACCAAAGCGTACGTCGGCCGCGACGCGAAGATTGATCCGACCACCGGCAAGGCGGACGGGAAGTTCCACATCGATGCGGTGTTCCCGCCGACCCACCCGCAGTTCCCCCAGCTGCAGCAGCTGATCCGCGACGTCGCGACGGCGAAGTGGAAAGAGCAGACCCAGCAGACGCTGGACATGATCAAGGGAAACAATCAGCGGTTCCCGCTACAGCGCGGTGACCAGTACCGCCCGGGGAAGCCGGCCTACGCGGGCCAGCTCTATCTCTCCGCAGGTAACAAGGATCAGCCCACGATCCTGGTGACCGAGAACGGCGTGAACATCTCGAACAGGAACACGCCCGTGATCCTGACCCCGAGCCACCCGTGCTGGCCCTACGAGGGCAGCTACGCCAACGTCCTGTTGGAGTTCTACACCTACCTCTACGGCAACTCTCCCGGGTTAGGTTGCAGCGTGCTCGGCGTGCAGTTCGCGAAGCACGGTGAGCGGTTGCGCGGCAGCTCGGTCGCGAGCGGCAGCGAGTTCGGTCTGGTCCCGCAGGACGCTGACGCAGCGCCGGCAGGCGCCACGGCACCGACCGGCGGCGCTGGGTTGATCTGAGGTTGTAACCGAGTCCCGCCCGCGCGCCGCCGTCCAGTCAATAAAAGCTGGCAAATTAAGTTGGTGCATCTGATGGCACTGGCGTCGCGCGGGAGATGGGCTGAAACTAGGAGACTGAAATGTCGGAAGCGTTTTACGATTGGGAAGACACGAGCGATAAGCACGCGACAGGGGTACCGGACCTGGCGCGTCACGCCCGCTGCAAGACGAAGGCGGAGGTACGTAAGGAATGGCGCGAGTACCTGGAGATGTTCCCGGACATCGCGGTGCGTAAGCCGAAGATTCGCGTGTGGCGTATCGAGTACGACGAGGTGAAGCTGTGAACACGCAACAGAAGCCTTTCGCCAGCATGGGCTACGAGCCGGTCGGCCCGGTAGTGAACAAGCTGCTGGCGCGGTACCTGCGCACGCAGCGTAAGAACATGCGCCGCTTCTTCGCGGAGCGTGGGCTCCACGACCTCGCTGACCGCATGAACCAGATCCGAAAATCCCGGCAGGGGATGCTCGCCAAAAACCGATACTTTCAACAGGTGCTCAATGAATACGCAAGACTCACCACCCCTCCGGTCGTCACGCCTCATGTTCTTGGAGTTCCAGAAGCTGCAAGCCAACCGTCGCCGATTGTCATCGCTGACGAAACCGAAGATCAGTAAGCTGCCCGGCACGATAACGTGGGTGTGCCGCATAAAGCGGGAGAGGCTTAGCAACGACGCGTACCCTGTCCACGGGTTCGGGCACACGCCCGCGGCCGCGTATGAGGCGTGGCGAAGGGCCGCGTCGGCGATACCGTTTTGAAGATCCTCTTCCTGGACACGGAGACGCGGAACCGTCTCGACATCTCTGTCGGGACGGACCGCTACACGCGGGCGGCCGAGTGCATGATCGTGACGTACGGGTTCGCGACCGGCGCCGTGAAGATATGGCTCCCCATCTTTGGGGAGCCGTGCCCGAAGGATCTGCGTGACGCGCTCGATGACCCTGAGTTCCTGATCGTCGCGCACAACGCAGCCTTCGACAGACTGATCCTGGCGCGTGCGGTCAAGCTGATCACGTCGGTCTCGCGATGGCGGTGCACGATGGCCGGCGCGAGCGCGCACGGGCTCCAGGGATCTCTCGAAGGGCTCGGGAAGGTGTGTGGGCTCAACGAAGACGAAGCGAAGCTGGTCGACGACAAGAAGCTGATCGACACCTTCTGCACGATACAGCCGGCGCTCGGTCGCTTCATCGAGCCGCACGAGGCACCCGAGGAGTGGGCGCGCTTCTGCGCGTACGCGATCCGAGACACTGAGGCGCTGCGCACGATCTTCAACCGGATGCCGCACGTCAACTATGCCGGCGTGAACCTACGGAGCTGGATGCTGGACCAGCTCGTGAACGAGCGCGGGTTCGGCTTCGATGTGAAACTCGCGGCCGCGGCATCCGACTTCCTTGACCAAGCGCGCGAGGCGTCGCGCAAGGTGATGCGCGCCAACACCGAAGATCAGATCGGTTCCGCGACGCAGGCGAAGCGGCTGCTCGCGTACATCCGTAACCGCTACGACATCGACATCGAATCCCTAAGAGCAGGAGACGTACGTGACTACCTCGAAAGTGACGACCTGGACCCAATTCTTCGCACTGTTCTCGAAGAGCGGCTCGAAGCCGGAAAAAGTGCTGGTACTAAATTCAAGCGGGGACTTGTGCTGGTTGGCCCCGAGAGTCGCATCCGCCACTGGTGCCGTTGGTCAGGTGCGGGTCGTACAGGTCGTCACGCGGCTCGCGGATACCAGCCGCATAACATGGCACGCCCGGCTATCACCGTCCGGCGCCCTCCGGGACACCCTCGCGCCGGACGAATTGAACTGGACCCTGTTAAAGCGAGCGTTATCGATGATGTCATCATCCCAGGGATCTATTCTGCCGCTGCACTCAACAACCCACTAGTCTACGGCGGGCCGTTTGAGGCGGTCGCTATCGCTGTCCGTCACGGCATCATCGCCGCGCAGGGGAACGAGCTGGTCGTCGCCGACTTCAAGAACGTCGAGACCGTCATCACGGCCTGGGTTGCCGGCGAGACATCAGTGCTCACCGCCTTCAACAATCTCTTCGAGAACCCGAAAGACAAGTCGAAGGATCCGTACCGGATCATCGCCGGCAAGATGCTAGGGAAGCCGCCCGAGGAAGTGAACGAGTCTGAGCGGCAGATGGGTAAGGTCTGTATCCTCGCGTTCGGTTTCGGTGGCGGCGTCGCGGCGCTCGTCAACATGGCCATCGCCTACCAGATGGACCTGGAGCCGCTACAGTTCGTTGTGCTCCCGGGCGCGACACCTGAGCAGCTAGAGAAAGCGAACACGGCCTGGGAGCGCGCGTTCCTCAAGGGCGAAGACTTCGAGCTGGAGCGCAACGTCTATATGGCGTGCGACATCCTGAAGCAATCGTTCCGGACCGCGAACCCCGCGATCAACAAGCTGCGCTACGACCTGCACACCGCGATCCTCGAAGCGGTCGCCGACAAGAACGGGACCGTCTACAACGTCGGCCGGTGCCAGGTCTGGTGCAACGCCTCGTTCCTGGTGATCCAGCTCCCGAGCGGTCGGCGTCTCCTGTACGCGGCCCCGCAGCTGAAGACAGAAGAGATCGAGGACGTGCTCGGCGGGCGCGCGTGGCGCTCGCGGTACGTCACCTACTCAACGGTACGCGGACGCAGCTGGCGCCGCGAGCGCGCCTGGTCGGGGCTCTTCGTTGAGAATATTGTGCAGGCCATCGCGAACGATGTGCTGCGCGCCGCGATGCTCCGAGTGCACGACGACACGATGAAGGTGCCCGAGATAGTCGCGTACCTGAACACGCTGGAGCCGTACGCACGCACCGCGATCTCGCTGCACGTTCATGATGAAATCGGATTGGATGTGCCGAAGGGTTCGTATCCCGAGGAGCGGTTCCTGGCGGTGATCAAAAAGTTGGAGAAATGGATGGAGGGGCTGCCCATTGCAGCCGACTTGTGGACTAATTTTCGTTACGGAAAGAGGTGATTTATGGACGGATGGAAACTTTTTAACGCCGGTATTGTGTTCGTTCTGACGCTCGCATTACTTGTTTTTATCAATGCGTTCCTTATAGAGTGGACGTGGAACGCCGTAATTAGCACCGTGTTCAATGTCAGTAAGCTGACGTGGTTCCAATCATGGCAGCTTGGTATACTGGGGGCCGCGCTATCCGGCAGCCGTGCAAGTTTTAAATCGGAGAAATAAAATGGCTGAGAAAGACAAGACAAAGTACGAACTGAAGGCGGAAGTTGAAACATCTTTCGCTCTCCCGAAGACGCTGACCGCTGAGACGCAGCTGATGCCGATGAACGGCGCAACGATCCCGATGTACGCGGTCTACGGCCGCGACATGATGACGGACCGGCGCGTGTGGGCGGCGACCTTCTTCGGCGTGGACGAGGCGCAGGCCTGGGTGCAGGCGAGCAAGGTCTTCGGCCGCGCAGTGAAGGGTGCGGTGATCATGAACCAGGAGAAGAGCGATGCCGAGAAGCTGGCAGAAGACGCGCCGCGAATCATCAGTGGAGACACCACTGAGAGAGCGAATTGAGGAGCTAGGGGGTGCGTGCGAGAAACACATCACCACGGTCAGGGGCGACCCTGACCGTCTCTGCAGCTTCCCGAACGGGTACGTGTGCCTGGCGGAAACGAAGTGGGCAGAGGATGTCGAGCCGGAGCAGCACCAGCTGCGCCGGCACGGGTTCTGGCGTAAGCGCGGCATGGACGTGTGGGTGATCGGCTGTGATCGACACATCGCTCAGCTCATTGATTTTGCCGGCCTTCAACCCCCGCGACTACCAGTCGGAAGCGGCGCTATTCCTAATGGACCGCCCCCGCTCCATGTTGGTGGCGGACCCTGGCCTGGGAAAAACGGGGACGAGCCTTTTGGCCCTGGACATGCTGAAGTTAATCGGCTCGAACTTTTTCCCGGCGCTCGTTCTTGCGCCAAAGCGAGTAGCCGACGTCGTCTGGTCTGGGGAGAAAGATAAATGGTCCAGTTTTCAGCACCTGAACGTGGTTCAGATAACTGGCACGTTGCAAGAGCGCTTAGATATTTTGCGGCGGCCAACTGCCGACATCTACATCATCAACTACGAGCTGGTACCGTGGCTGGTGACGCTGTGGCCGCAAGAGCGGTGGCCTTTCAGAATAGTTATTGCCGACGAGTGTTCGAGGCTCAAAGGGTTCCGATTGAGCAAGGGTACAGTGCGAGCATCGGCGCTGTCGGATATAGCGCAATTCACTGGTCGCTGGTGGAACCTCACAGGCACACCAGCGCCCAATGGACTTTCCGATTTATGGGGGCAAATGTACTTCGTCGACTTCGGCGAGCGATTGAAGAGGAGCTATACCGCGTTCTCCGAGGCCTACCTGATGGAGAATCGGTACACAAGGAAGATTGTCCTGCAGAGCGGCGCGGCCGAGGCGATCCAGGAGGCGGTGAAGGATGTTTTGGTTGCGTATAGAGCAGAGGACTGGCTCGACATCACGAAGCCCCAGCTGCTGCCCGTCGAGTTCGAGCTGCCGCCAGCGGCTCGCGCACAATACAAGCGGATGGAAAAAGAATTCTTCTTGGAGGTGGACGATGCGCAAATTGAAGCTGGCACTGCTGCGATTAAGTCTTCCAAGCTGCTTCAGATTTGTGCTGGCAGTATTATCGATACTGCCACCGAGCAGACGCACGCTGTTCACGAGGCTCGCCTCGAAGCTCTTGACGATGTCCTTGACCAGATAGAGCCTGAGTCTCTTCTGGTGAGCTACTGGTGGAAGAGCGACCCGCCACGCATAATGGCGCACCTCAAGAAGCGTGGTATCTCAGCACGTACCTACTCTGGCAAGCAGGACGAGAGCGACTGGAACGCCAGGAGGTACCGTGTTATGCTGCTGCAGGAGCAGAGCGCGTTCGGGCTGAACCTACACGAGCCATGCCGCGATATTTTACATTATTCGTATACGTGGTCAGCGGAACTTTGGGTTCAGATGCTCGAAAGGGTTGGCCCAGCTCGGCAAGCTCAGGCTGGTAAAAAGGCGGCGGTTCGTGTATGGTACGCAAAGGCAAAGAACACTTTGGACGGCGACGTGATAGACAGCAACTTTCGTAAAATATCCATCGAGGACGCTTTGAAGCGCGCCAGATCCAGAGTACGTCATGAGCACTGAAGCACATAAGGCGGCTAGTCGGAGGTGGGCGGCCAAGAACCGAGATAAGGTTCGTGACATGTACCGTAAATGGTACGCTCTCAACGCGGATAAGGTTAAAGCCAGAGAAAAGCAGGCGCGCATCGATTACCCTGAGCGTAAACGAAAAGCACGGAAGCAGCCGGAGCCGACTAGACCTAAGCCGAACACATGTGAGTGCTGCGGTAATCCTCCCAGGAAAAACGGCATGCACCTAGACCACTGCCACTTGACCGGCGAGTTTCGTGGCTGGCTTTGCGGCCCGTGTAATCAAGGCATAGGACTGTTCGGAGATTCTGAGGATACCCTCTCACTAGCTATTAATTATTTAAAACGGAGCAGAACGCAATGACGAAATCTCACTCAACCGCCCGGCGGCACATGATCATACCGGACACACAGATCCGGCCCGGGGTACCGCTCGAACATATCGGCTGGGCCGCGCAGGCCATCGTTGACTACAAGCCGGACGTGATCGTTGTCATTGGCGACTGGTGGGACATGCCCTCCTGCTCCAAGCACAACCTGCCCGGCTCCAAGGAGACTGAGGGCGCACGGTTCAAGGCGGACATCGAGGTCGGTAACGAAGCGTTCCGTACGCTGGTGGCGCCGATGGAGGCGGAGCAGGCACGACGCAAATACAAGAAGTGGAACCCGCGCAAGGTGTTCACGTTCGGCAACCACGAGTTCCGCGTCGACCGTGCCGTCAGCGAAGAGCCGAAGCTGGAGGGTATGCTGACCCGCGACGACATGCTAACGCCCGGCTTCGAGCGACACGAGTTCTTAGAGATTGTCCCCATCGACGGTATCTGGTACTCGCACTACTTCAGCAACACGCTGAGCGGTCGTCCGGTCGGGGGCACGATACCGAACCGGCTGAACAAGATCGGGCAGAGCTTCGTCCAGGGGCACCAGCAAGGGTTCCTGTACGGGTGCCAGCAGTACCCCGGCAAGCTGGTCCGTCACGGTCTGGTCGCCGGCAGCTTCTACCTGCACGACGAGGTGTACCGGGACGTGCAGAGCAACGGCGAGTGGCGCGGCATCGTCGTGCTTAATGAGGTGCGCGGCGACGGCACCTATGATATCATGCCGCTCTCGATGGACTACCTACGGAGGCGATACGCATGAGGTGGATTTTAATTTGGTGGTTTATTCATCCAGGACACACGCAGGTGATACATCGTGAGGTGTACCCGACCGAAGCTACGTGTGAAATCGCAGGCGGGGCGCTTCCCGCTCACAACGACGCGGTGCGCTGGCACTGTAGCATGGAGTAAGTAATGGCACAGACAAAACTTGGATCTTTTGCCGAGGCGTGGGCGAACATCTTCGTCGGCTTCTCGATCAACTGGGTCGCGAACATGGTTATCCTTCCGATGTTCGGCTTCAAGCTGAGCGGCGGGACCGCGTTCGAGATAGGGCTCGTATTCACCGTCATCAGCCTCGTGCGAAGCTACGTGCTCCGGCGCTGGTTCAATGGCCTGAAGTTTGGTCACGACAGCAAGCCAGCGGGAGGCTGATATGAAGATGACCCTACCAACCGACAGCGCGGAACGTAAGAACGTCCCGCTCTTCTCCGGCGTCCTCAAGTACGCCCCGGCGGCGCTCGCTGGGATGGCGCGCATCTCTAAGTCGGGGAACGACAAGCATAACCCCGGCCAGCCACTACACCATGCGCGCGGTAAATCTAACGATCACCCCGACTGCATCGTGCGGCACGCCGTCGACGTTGCCGACATCGAGGCGCTGCTGGCGCGCGAACCTATAACGCCTGGCACCAAAGAGTGGGTCACGACCGTAGACTCACTCCTGAACGAGGCGAGCCAGCTGGTGTGGCGCGCAGCTCTCTGGTCACAGGAGCTGCACGAGCGGTACGGCGACGCGCCGCTGGCGCCTGGCGCTCGCGAGGCTGGGCCAGAGAAACCGAAAGACGAGAACGCGAGCTGGGATATCGACAGCGGGTTCCTGCCGATGGCCATCAAGCTGAACCGGGAGTAGTAACGTGCTGGACAAACTGCTAGATTTTCTGGCGAGTATCTGGCACGAGCTGGAGCCCATCAAGGTGATGCCGCCGTATTCTGGCGGTGTCCAGCTGCGCATGGGGAAGTTGCTGCGCGTGCTCGACAGCGGGGGTTGGTACTGGAAGATTCCGTTCGTGGATAACGTGATCGAAGACTTCATCGTGCCGCGGACGGAGCGGCTGACTGGCCTCGCGACGACGACGGGCGACGGTAAGGCTATCGGGTTCGATGCGGTGATCACGTACCGCATCTCTGACGTTCAGAAAGCGATTCTAGAAGTGCACGACCTGAAGGATGCCATTGCGGACAGCTGCGCCGGCATCATCGGTACCGAACTGAGCAACAGGTCGTGGGCAGATATCGTCCACGGCGATACGGTCGAGGAGCTGACCGCGGCGTGCCGCAAGCGCGGCTGGAAGTGGGGGGTGGAAATTCAGCTGGTGCAGCTGACCGGGGTCGCGCCCGTAAAGAATCTACGTGTGTCCTTGAGCGGGCACACGCAGCACTAGCTTGAGCGGTGAGGGTGAGACCTTGGGGGCGCTTCGGCGCCCCTCTTTTTATGAGTACTTGAACACTATCTTACCGGTACCGACCCCGTTGGATCCGGCGGTGTTTACAGAACCTCCGCCTCCGCCGGACGAGCCAGAACCGTTCACGCCGGCCGGAGCGCTGCCCCCTGAGCCCGGGCTACCGGGGGTGCCGGCCGTCCCAGCGCTGCCCGAAGTGTTAGCCTGATTACCGCCCGCCGCGGTGCCGCCAGCCCCGCCCGGGCCGCTGTTGCCCGACCCTGCGCTCGCGCCTACACCTAACGCGCCGCCGTTGGCTGTCATCGTGGTAACGGCGAGCGTGCCCGAGCTGACACTGCTCGCGGTGCCGGCCGTCCCGTTCGTACCGATGGCACCCCCTAACCCCTTCGCGCCAACGGTGTAGATCACCGTCTTCCCGCCCGATGTTGTATACGAGCTACGGCTGTAGCCGGGACCACCGCCACCGCCCCCGGTATTGGCCGGCGGCGCGAACGCGGTTGCGACGCCGCCGCCGCCGCCGGCTGGGCCACCCCACTCTTCTATGACTACCGTCGTCGCGCCGGTCGGTGCCGTCTCTGTAGCGGCCGTCCCCGTCGTATAGGTGCGCGTCACGGTGCCGGCGTTGACGCTCAGCGAGATCGTGCCGCTACCGAGCACTGGCAGACCGCTGACGCTGCTGGATATCTGCCACGTACCGCCGACGGAGACGGTACCGACGTCGCCCGTGTATCCGGTCATGTCGATAGACAGGCCGCTGTTCGTGATGTTGGTCCACGACCCCTGCGCCGCGGAGAAGTTCACGCCAGCCGTGCCGCTCGTGCGCGTGACGTTGATGTAGTAGCCGCTGCCGGAGTTCGCGACGTTAGGCGAGAACCAGCTCGATGTACTAGCGCCGTTCAGCGTAGCAGAGCCGTTACCGGCGAGGTTCAGCGGTGTCGTCCCGCTCCAGTTAGGTGACTGCACGGACGAGCCGGCGCCTGACGTGCCGGACAACGTGATCAAGCCATCGCCGAGTATATGCGCGCCGGCCGAATCGCTCGCGATGTAATACGCGCCGGAGACGTTGAAGGAGGTTTGACCCGTCCCGCTGATACCGATAGTGATACCGCCGTTGGTTATGTTGGTCCACGCGCCGGACGCTGCACTGAAGCTGTACCCCGACGTGCCGCCCGTCTGTATGATCTTGATCCAGTAGCTTGAGCCAACGTTCGAGGTGGTCGGCGTAAACCAGTTCGCGAAGCCTGCGCCGCCAAGTGTCGAGGTCCCGTTGCCGGCGAGAACGAACGGCGTCACGCCGTTGATGTCGAAACTCTGTACGCCAGCATTACCCGAGAGGTTGATGACGCCGGTAGCGACGACGGGCGAGCCTGTGACGCTGGTCGATATCTGGTACGTACCGAGAATCTCAGACGAGGCGTTGCTGGTAATCGTCAGACCGCCAGCGCCGATGTTGGTCCACGCACCCTGCGCAGCACTGAACGCGAGACCAGAGAGTCCGCCGGTCTTCGTGATGTTGATGTAGTAGCCGGCACCGATACCGGTCGATGTCGGCGAGAACCAGTTGACCGGCACAGCCGTACCGCCGACGACGGTCGTGAGGCCGGTGCCGGTGAACGTAACGCTCGATGCGTTGATCACCTCACCGAGCGCTGACGGGTTCACAACGTACGGCGTGAAGGGGTTCCCGTGCCAGATCGGTGTGTAATACTGCACACCGTCGCAAGTGATCGGGAGCCAGCCGGCCGGCGCAGAGGTCGCTGTGCCCGGCTTGTTGCTTGCAGTAAACGTAGCGGTGTGCGCGCCGGTCGTCGCCGAGTTGTTGACGGCGATTGCCGAGTTTCCAGCCAACGTACCAATGACCGCTAACGCTTCCGTGCCGAGCGCCCCCGCGTTCAGCGTGAGCGTGATACCTGTACCGCCAGCGGCTGGCGCGGCGAAGATAAATTCTCCCGTAACATCTATACCTATACCGTACGATACGTTCGTGGAGGTGCCCGTCGTCGCCAGCGGCGGCGTGTACGGGTCTACCTGCCACTGTTGCACGTTCGCGCTGTTGAAGAACTGCACGCGGTAGATGATTGATGTGTCGAGATAGATCGGTGGGAACCGGCCGAAGTTGTCCGAGGTGACGTAGCCCGTGATCGGGAACGGGTTCGTCAGCGCGCCGTCCTGGTAGACGTTGGCGGGCGTCGACGTACCAGACAGTAAGAACTGGTAGGTCGAGTTCGCGAACGCCGGCCCGAGGCAGCTCTGCGGCTCAAGCATCGGTAAACCTTCAACTGCGTCGCCTGATACTGTCGGATAACTCACGTTACTGCCAGAGTGGGATGTAGTAGGTCGCGCCGTCGCAGGTGATCGGCAACCACTTCGTGGGTGCTGTCGTGGCAGACCCTGGCTTGTTTGTCGCCACGAACGTTGCGGTCTGCGACCCGGCGACCACGGTCGTGTTCGCGATTATCGCAGGCGCACCGACGCCGGAGCCGTTAAGCGACAGCGCGGTGCCGCTCGTGCGCGCATCGACCGACAGCGTGACGCCCGTGCCGCCAGGGACCGGCGAGTTGATTGTCACCTCTCCCTGCGCATCGATCTGCAGCTGGCCGTTCCCAGTGATAGGCATCGACGGCACGTACGGGTCGACGTCTTCGATCAGACTCCAGGTGGAGTTGTAGAGCTGCACCCGATAGATTATCTCGGGGTTCAAGAACATCGGTGGCATCGCGCCGGTACCGTCCGCCTGGATCACGGTGAAGAGTGGGTTCGAGCCGTTCAGTGACGCGGCGGGGAACGGCAGCGTTTGGCCCGCGTCCTGAAACACAGGCGCAGGGTTCGTCGTGCCGGACACGTAGAAATTGTAGTACGCGCCTGGCATCGAGACGCCGAGCGCGGAGAGCGGGCGCGCGATGGGGTCGTAGAAGAGTTGACCGGTATTAGTAGTCATTATTTCTTCCTGGTTCCACCGAGCTTAAAGAGCATGTCAGCGAGCGCGCCTGAGGTCGCCATCTTGTGGAAGTGCTCCATGTCACCTACCTCCGTCTTCGGGATAGGTTTGTTCGGTGTAGGACCGGTCGGTACTGTCGGCTGCGCGCCCTTCATTCCACTCATTTTGCTAACCTCTTAACGATCCTTTCCCACATCGCCTTCGGGGCGACACCTTCTCTCTTCGCTGCCTCAGCGATCTCGTCTGCCCATATCTCCAGCTTCGGTGCGCCGATGGGTGAGTTGACCCCGGTCTCTTTACTGAGCGCACCCCACTGCACCGCCTGCGCAGATGTAGATGGGAGGTTGATGTCGTGGTGACGCGCAACCTCGTCGTGGTACCAGGGCGCGAGCACCTTCATCTCCGTACCCTCAGCGGACCCGTCGGACATCTTCGCGCCGCGTACGTCGGCGAGACCTACCCCGCGAGCCCAGTGCGAGTCACCGACCGGTACCGTGTTCTGGTGGTCACTACCCTCACGCGAGGGTGAGTCGGACGAGCGCCGGTAGGTGCCGGTCTTGACCGCGTTCGCTTCCTGCCCCGTCTCATTGAAGCGCGACATCGCGCCAGCGTGAGCGGTCGAGTGCATCGCGTGGCCCTCGTTCCCCAGCTCGAAGTTCTTCGACTTCAAGGCTGACGGTACCTTGTCTTGCGGGAGACCGCCGTGCGATGCGAACTTGTCGAAGTTCCCTTCGGCCGCCATCGTAGCGGCGGCGCTCCCGCGCCTGATCTCTGGCCCGACGGACGACATCGGCGACGCGTAGGAGGTGTAGCTGTTCAGGTTGTGGTAGACCTTGCCCGCAGCCTCCTCGTTCCCGCCGAGTATCTTCTTGATCGAATGATACATCGGGTCCATCTCATACCAGCCCACCATCCCGTGGTAACCGCTGAGGTCGTGCTCTTTGTAGGCGCTGATGGTGTTGCGGAGCCGCTCGGCGTTCTCAGGTGTCGTCACCTGGCTCGCGTGGGCGGACCCCTTACCCTTCGGCGCTATCCCGGGGATCGGTGTCTTCGGTTCAACGTCGCCGCGCGCAATCGCGTCGTCGTGCAGATCCTTGCGGGTCTTGCCGAAGATCTCTTTGAGGTGCGGCGACTCAGGCTGCCCGGCCCCGAGACGTTGCATGATCTCTTTCGGGTCATCGTAGATTCCCGGGAACTTTGACTGCTTCGCGTCCTTGACGGTAGCGTTCGGGCTCGGCGGGTGAGCGCTCGGAGCGGACGGGTTCGCTTCCGTCTCAGCGGCGGTGCGCCCATCGTGCTCGCGGAAGTAGTCGCGGTTGAATTGGTCCCAGCCCTCTTTCTTCGCGATCTCTTCGTGGCCCGGCGCGACGTGCATCGACTCATCGCCCTGACCGGTACGCTGCGGTATCGCTGACTGCTTCGTCTTCGCGAGCACGCCGTTCATTTCATGGTCAGTCAGCGGACGGTCGGTGCTCATCACAGCGGTCGGCTCGGAGACGCCGTGCTGCTTCGGTGTGAGGATGGAGGTCTTGGTGACCTTCGCGCCCGTCGACTCGACTGCGGCCTGCGCCTCCTGCTTGCTCATCTTGCGGAAGTTCTTGTCGCCTTCCTGTCCCTGGTGCAATCCAATGTTGAGCTGCGAGCCCTCCTCCGCGGTGCGGGGAGCCTCATCGTTCATCACTTGCACGGAGCCGCGCTGCTTCGGCATACGGTCAGCGAGCGGTGTCTTGTCTTTCATCCGCTGCGCAACGAACTGGCGCGGGTCCTTCGGGAACTCGCCGTTCTCTTCGTGGTGCTTGAAGGTCTCGTAGGTGTCAGCCCAGAGAGCCTTCTGTGACTCTTCGCTCAGGCCTGCGGCCTTAGCTTGCCGCAGCTGCTCTTGAGCTGTGCGTAGCTCACCGTCGTGATCGAACCCACCGTTCACGTCGAGGTGCGTCTTGTCGTGCCAGGCACGGAACGCCATGTTGGTTGGGGTATCTTTGTAGATGCTATTCTCGCCGCCCTGCGGGTTGATCGGCATCACCTTCTCGTTCCGGCGAGCCTGCAGCTCCTCCCAGTTCGAGGGACCGTTCTCATCAACGCGGTGAGCTGGGGCACTCTTCTTGATGAAGTCCTCCAGCTCCTTAGGGGCCTGGTAACCTTTCCCGGGCTTCACCTCGAAGACGTGATCGCCAACAGCGTGCCGGGCACCGCCGTGGACATCGTTGTCCTTCATCTTGACGTCATAGCCAAGCTGAGAAAGATTTTTATATGCGCCGGTCTGACCTTCTGATACCTGCGCGTCGCTGTGCAGTACCTGACCGCGAGCGTGCGCGTCGTCCGCGGCTCGCTGCAGCATACGTGTGCCCCAGCCGTTACCCTTATCATTCACGTTCGCCGTCTGTACCTGGCTAACGCCGCGCTCAGGGTACTCTTTCACAAGCATCCCGCCGCCTTTGTTAGGCACACCATAGAGGTGGTTGGTGACGCCCTCACTCTCTTGAGCTGGTGCGCTCTTGTGAGTGATCGCATCGCGCTGGCTCAGGTCGCCGACCGCGCCGCGCTGCTTCCCGCCCATGAGGCGACCGAGCACATCGTTCTGCTCGTCGGTGAGCGGGCGCCGGCCACCCATCTGCTGGTTCGCGGTCCGCTCGCTGCGCTCATTCCGTGGGTTGACATCCTTCCCGTGGAAGGTGGTCCGCTCCTCGTTCTTTCGGTTCAGCTCGTTGTCGTTGAAGAGCTGGACAGAGCCGCGCTGCTTTCCGTTTCTGTCGACGGTACGCTTCTCGAACGCCTTCTCGGCGGCCCTCTTCCCGATGTCGCCGGTCGCCGCCTCTGTCGCGCCCTCGATACCCCGACCGACTATACGGCCGACCATGGGTATCTCGTGCGCGAGGCTGGAGGCTACCGCCCCCACACCCTTAACCGCGCCCGTGAGTATACCGCTACGTGCCGCCTGCCCGACGGCGCCGGGGTAGCTCTTGTCCATGTGGAGCACGTTGCCGGCGTCGTTGATCGTCTTCAGGTTCTTGAGGATGTCAGGCCGGTCCTTGAAGGTGTCCGCCGCGTTGCGTGCGTACCTGGAGCTGGCGTTGTAGAAATCTCTGGCGTTCCACTTGCCGCCGTCGTTGGTCGCGGCGTCATGCAGGCGGCTGATCGTGTGCGCCTGTACCTCGCGGATCGCGGCCGCGCTCGACTCTGCTATCTCAGGCGACAGGTGCGCGCCGGCACGTAGCACGTTCATGACGTGCTCATGCTGCTCTCTAGGCAGGTCGGCGATATAGTCCATCACCTTGTGCTCAGGGATCGCGTGGTTGATGCCCTGGCTGTCGCCGGGCGCCAGAAGTTTCTTTATGCCGGCCGGCTCTTCAAGCATCTGGAACTGATGGCGGCGCATGTTGCGCGCGGTCTCGAACAGGCCGGGCCCGCCGTGCTCGGCGACGTCCATATCGAGATGATTCTTAAGATCACCCGCGACGCCCATCGCCTGCGGGTTCTTACCCTTCTCGTTCAGAAACTCACGTAGCCGCTCGGCGCCGTTGACGCTGCCGGCGGGTGAGTTAGTGTCCGGGTCGCCGGTAGTCCAGAGCCTCTCCATCCGCTGCTTCGCGGCTTGCTGTAGCCCCTGCTCGGCGTCGTTCGTGAAGTTCGAGTCGTCGTTCAGGTACGCGCTCATGCGCGCGGGTCGCGGCATAGCGCGGCCCTGGTTCTGCGCGCGGGCTGTATCATAGATACTGTCAGTCGCGTCGTTGAAGTGCTTCTCGATAGCCTGGATAGCGCCGCGGGTAGTACGTCCACGGTCACCCAACGTTGTCGGGTCGACGCTGTCTGCAGAGAGCGAGCCGGTGCTGTTGTGTACGTTGTCGGTTGCGGCGTGGAGCGCGTCGTTCTCGCTCGCGAGCTGCCTCTGTGCGGCCTCGTTCCCGGTCTTGGCGGCCTGCCAGTCGTTGCCGGTCGCGTTGTAGTCACCAGATATCGCGGACGCGCGACGCAACGGTAGACCGCCGCCGGAGAGTTTATCGAGCGCATCAAGCTGCGCCGCGCGCTCGCTCTGCTCTCCGGGCTGCGGGGTCTCCTGCGGGCCCTCGTCCTTAGGAGAATTGAAGATGCGTACGGAGCCGCGCTGCGCGTCGCCGGGCGATTGGGTGGAGTCGGGTGCGTTATCGGATGCCCGGCGGCGCGCGGCGACGCCTTCACGTACCAGCGCCCGCTCGTCGGGTGACAGGTTCATGTCCTGCGGGGCGTTGTCCGTGGCGGGGAGGTCGGCGGCGCCTGTCGGCGGAATCTCGCCGGCAGCGGGACGCGGCGCATTTTCAGCGGGGGTGGGCTCGGAACCGACCGACGGAGAAGCCTCAGGGGCGGCGTTCGAGGTGGGGGCCGCTACCTGCGTATCCCCCGTTTCTGCAGTTGGCACGGCGGCCGGTTGTGCTTGCGCCCGGGCAGCGGCTACGGTGCCGTCCGGGGGTGGTATCGGGTTCGGTTGAGCGCGCAGCGAGTCGGCAGAGACTGGGGTGCCGACGTCAGGGGTCGAAGGAGCCTCAGGGGACGGCGGGCTCACTGATGCCGCCTCGCTGGCGACGAACGCCTTGCCTGCCTTCGCCGCCTTCGATACGGCGCCCGCGGCGCCGCGCGCCAACGCAGGGGCGTGCAGTCCAGGGAGCAGCGTGCCAACGTCGCCGGCAACATCGCCGAAGGTGTCAGCTACGTTATCGCCAACCAGCGGACGCACGGCGTTGTCGTTTATATTCTTGCCGATCTGGTGCGGTAGGTCGTTGAGGGTGTCCGCGGCCTTGTTACCTTCGGCGGTAGCCAGCTTGGAGGGTAGGTACTCCGCCAGATTGTAGACGCCGGACGACCAGTCACGCATGCGCTGGCGCGCTCGTGGGAGAACGTTCGGCAGGTCGTCCGGGTTCCTGACTACGTCGGCGGCGGCGTCCAGTATACCGCTCGCTCCGCCGGCAGCTCCCGCTATGGCGGCCACGGTCGGTGTCACCGGGTTCCAGACCGCGGCAACCTTCGGCAAGCCAGTGAGCGCAGACGCACCTTTCTTGAGGTTCTCGCTGACGCTGGACGAGGGCGGGTTCGCCATGAAGCCGTCTAGCACGTCTTTCGGGATCGGCCCCGTTGGACCCATCTTCCCTTCAGCGTTCGGTAGGCCGCCACCGAAGTAGAACTTGCGATAAAGGTCTTCAGGACCGGGCATGCCGTCGGAAGGGTCCGACTGCGTTGCGGGGTCTAGCCCGACTGTGCTCGGGTGCGGCATGTCGCTGATATCGATATCGTCAGCCATTACAGCCCCAACGCTTTACGTGTGGCCTGCTCGTCCTTCAGTCCAAATTTTTGCATGTACGCTCTCACCTGTGCATCGTTATATTTCGGGGCGTTGACGCCCGCGTTCGGTTTCGCCGTCGGCGGCTGCGTCTCCGTCTCCATCGGGAAGTGCTCCTGGTTCCACGAGTTGAACTGATTCGCATCCTTACCAGAGTGCAAGTACGCCGGCACGCGCTTCGCGGAGTCGAGGCTGTACTGCGCCATCTTCGAGCCCTTGCCGATCATGTCGCGTAGTGCGCCAGGGTCCATACCGGCCGACGGGTTAAGCTCAGTCATCAGCATCTTCGCTTCCATCTGAGTCATCTTCGCAAAGATTCCTTTGCCAGACTGCAGGGCCGCGGTCCCGAGATACTTAGCGGTCTCTTGGTAGTCGCCAGTCATGTGGCTCTGCCAGTCTGCCGGCAGCCACTTCGAATACTTCGCCAGCTCCTGGTTCCAGGCGCCGCCGTTGTAGTTACCTTTCGCGAGCACGTCCTGTGCAGCCTTGTACATCGTGAGCGCGGCGGAGGCGGCGCCGACACCTTGGTTCGAATCTTTGGCGAGACCGTTCCGCGCGGTAGTCTGGTTCTTCATGTCTTCAGCCACGGACGGGGGCGGTGTTTTACCAATCGCCGGATCGTACGGTTCGCCGTTGTTCGTCGGCTTGTAGTCGTACTTCTTATCGTTCAACGCATCGGTCAGCTTCGGATCGATGTTGCCTTGAGCGTTGCGTGCTACGCCGAGACCACCCGCAGCGGAGGCGGGTGTGCCGTTGACCGGCGGCGGCGCGGCGTCGCGCTGCGCCTGCGCTTTATCAAGCGCGGCCTGCGCGACCTTGCGCGCCTCTTGCTTCGGTGCGCTGTTCGGGCTCAAGGTCGCGGCGGAGCCCGGTAGACCGTTCTTCGACGCGTTCACCATGATCCAATCGCCGGGGCCATTAATGTTTTTTGCGCCAGCGATCTGTGCGGCCTTCCATGCGGGGACGGTGACCTTGCCGCCGTTGCCGTCGTCCATCTGTGTCGGGGCGATGGCTTCATGCGCGAGCTTGAGATACTGATCAGTCGAGAGACCAACCTTCTCGACGCCGGGGATCGGCATCTGCGTCACCTCGTCGCGGTACACGCCCGCCTTATCTTCCACCGCCTTGCGGCCGGTGTACTGGTGCACCTCGCCCGCAGCGTGCGAGGCGAACATACGTGCGGCCGCGTCTTCGTCCATCGCTTCGTCTGGATCCTTCGCGAACTGGCGACGGATAGCGTCGACGGTGTCAGGGTGCGACGCCTCTAGGATACCCATCGCGCCACCTTCCGGTGCGTTCGTCACCGCGTGCATCTTGTCAAACTCGTTGTTCGCTCCGAGCTGGCTTTGCTGAGTCTGTTGCGCGATGCGAAAGTCGCGTCGCGCCATGACGCTAGCGGGCCCCACGCCGTACTGGTTGGTAGGGTCCGCGGCGTACGCTTTAGCAAGCGAGTCACTCTCTTGCGGAGTTACCGCCGGCACGAAAAAGTGGCTTCTGTAGCCTGCGGCAATCTTGTCTGGTTGATAGAAATTCTGGTCGGGGGCGACCGCCGACTTATCTTGCGCCGCCACACCCTTCGGGGTGTTCGAGTCTTCGTTAGCGTCAGCGTCGACGCCAGACTGGTCACCCGCCCCGGCCACGTCGGGTGTCTGACCATGTAGTCTCGATAGGATCAGCGGCATGCGGGCGCGCAGGATCTGGTTCTGCTGCTGCT